TCTTCTATAGAAGATAGAAAAAATAAAGAAAAAAATAAAACAAAATCAGAAAATGAACAGAATAACAAAAATAAGAGAAGAAATAGGAGGAAAACAGGTTGATTTGACCTTTTACGGGCGCTTTTGCAGCCTTATCGAAGATGATAGAAAGATAATACTAAGGGCGATAAAAAACGGTCGTAAGGAGGGCGTAATTGGAGCCATTCAGCCTGGGAGACATGATAGAATTTGGACCACATGGTCTATTGCTTTTGATGATTTGAAGGTAGGGGATACGGTAGAGTTCAGTACATCTGGAAAATACAATCCCGGATTTCATGCTACGGAAAAGTATGTAGGGTGTGTAGAATGGATAAAAGGATCGGAATGTGCGATAAAAACCGGCAATGGAATGGCGGTAGTATTAATTAAACACATAGAAAGGGTAGTAAAATGATGGGGTTGAGAGAATTTGTAGAACTTTTTGACAAGAATGAAGTAAAGAATTTGTTTAATGCATTGTCTTCATGTATAGAATACGTAAGGATAGATTTGCATGTATTTAATATAGGTGCTCATGTTGCGTGTCTGTACAGTAATGATCCTGAATTGCTTTCACAGGCAGAAGGTTGTAATGTGAATATGATAATAGAGGTACCCTACTTGTTTGAAGCATTTATGGAATACGCTTCACCGGAACTGAAAGCTTATTATGATGAACTAACAAAAGAAGTATGAAAGAGGAAGTAGAACGGATAAAGAAGTTGGTTGGCATAGATCATAACAGATGGGAGCAACCTTGTACATGTGATAAATGCAAGAATATGTGTAAGGTTCCTTGTATTGGTACGCCAAAAGACATAGAGGCTATCATAGATGCCGGATACGCTGACAGGTTAAAAGAAACAATGTGGATGGTCGGGTATCTTGCAGTGAAAGAAAAACCAATAGCGATGATCCAGCCAACAGAAAAAGACGGGTGGTGCGCATTCCGCCAGCCGGACGGTCTCTGCGAGCTGCATGACCGAGGACTAAAGCCGACTGAAGGAGTTCTGGCTTCTTGTAAGGTGATTGAAGAAGACGATATTCCGACATACGAAACATCCGTACTTAGAGCAGTAGCTCATGAGTGGGTTAAGGTGGAGAACTTCGTAACTATAATGAGGGTCGTTTTTAAATTTTTGCATGAAAATGAACGTGGAAAATAAATTAGACAAAGTGGTTAATATCCTAAAAGAAAAAGGATTTGTAGTATATAGAAAGGGCGGGAAGGAGCCAGGTGTGTTTTACGCTAAAGAAGGTGACAGCCGGATAGGATTCGTTTATCCCAACAACGGATATATATACGACAGGATAAAAATGTGGTCTTTCTCAAGGGTGTATAAACCGCATAAGAAAACAGGGTCTTCGTGCTTAATGTGTGTCAGCGACGAATTTACTATAGAGAATGCGATTAAGAACATAGAGGATAGACTGTGGGTGAATTATATAAAAGATGGTAACAGAAAACGACCAGAAGAATATAAAAATATAAGAGAATTTGTTGGTAGCTTCACTAAATTCTACAACTCTGTAGAATTAGTTGAGGTTAAGTAGTTTTCCATGCGAGTTAGTTGCCGGCACTGGTCTGTGAAGATAGGTGCCGTTTTTTTATTCAAGAAAGGAGGACAAAGATGGAGAAAATAAGAATAGAAGTAGACAAAGTGATATTATACTATATGGATCGGGTAGACCCTGACGGGAACCCATACCGGTTCTATGTGTATAAAGGAATGGCATCTGAAATAGAATACTTTTGCACGGAAGAGGCAGGTAATATGACTATACCAATCGGAGAAGGAAAGTATATTGAAATCATGCCAAAAGAAATAGAGAAAATACCAGTAAGGGGATACAGGAGGCTTGCTGGAATATGGAATTGTGAAACATGTAACGGGAAGGGATGGTATAGGCTTTTTAATTATTTCAAATACAAGCCAGACATATGTTATATTAAAAACATAGGGCGTGATAAAAATGGAAACACAAGATATGAAATATCATTATTTAATGCCACTATGAATGTGACAAGGTATTTTAATCTGTGGAGAATGAAGCCAGGGATGCATGCTATGATAACAAACGAGTACGGAGTCTTGGATATTATAAAAGAAAAATTCGATAACATAAATATAGTGGAATATAGTGGAATATGGATCTAAATAAAAAGAGTAGAAAAGATTATGAGAAGTATCTTAACTCCATATCTCCAGATAGAGACGATGAGGCATGGATCATTGGAGGAAAGAACAGGTATTGCGGTAGAGAGAATTATGGCACTATGATCAAAAGGTATGATCCTATTGGTTTTAATGTAGGATACAGGGAGTGGGTAGAACAGCCAGAGTAAGGCGGCGCCTGCCCTGCCATGAGGTCGGCCTGGCTGTCTGTGGCCAGGACCGTACATTAGTCAGATAGTGAACGACGAAAACAATACAAATGTTTGTTAATTATGAGAGTAGAAGATTTAACGAAGTTTGAAGGAGAATGTCCTAACATAGTCGTATTTGGTACATATATGGATATTAGGGTTCCATTAACGAAGAAATGGAAGAAAATTATTAACGAGAGAGGAGATAAGCCAAACACGTATCATAACTGTTTGATTAGTTATATCTCAGAGCAGATCGCGTTGTCCGGATTCAACATGAAAAGCATCGGGAACCTGTTAATAAAGGGAATCGTTTTCAATCAAAACGATTACTATAAGTATAACGACGTAGGAGGATTCCCGGCAACTATCAACGATTTGGGATATTGGGATAAAAACAGGGTAGAGCCAAATGAAGATTTTCACACTGTTAGGCTGTTTAATACAGTAAGTGTATATGGATTGATGTTTGGACCCATAAAACAAAATAATTTCATTACGCTGGAAAATGATATAATGCAGATTAATGTTGGCAGCATAACTTACATCTAAAGAGATAAATCATGAAGCTATTATACTTAGTGGAGTCGGGAGAATCGAAGTTTCTTGTCTTCGACGAAATGCCTGATAAAATTAGCACAAAGTACGGAGATGATACCATTATTGGAAGGATAGGAGGTATATTCTATGATTTCCTTGCAAAGAGAAATGAGAGAAGAGAAGCTTTCGGGGGTAGAAAGTTCGATATCGTACTTGACAACGGAGAGATAGAGAAGTGTGAAGGGCAATGGTGGGATGCGGTGACAGACAGAGCAAGAGAAGAATTGGAAAAAGAGGGAAATCCATTTTCCAAAATGATGTTGATCGGTGTTTCTTCAGTAGATAGATTATCGGATTGTTATGTGTATTATGGGTTATGGGCATCCGAAAGTAAGATTGAAGAAATGATAGCTGACTACAAAGGTCATATATATGAGTATTACGAATTTAAGGAAGAGGTCATTAATAAGATAAATGAGACCCTTAGAAAATCATATATTCAATCTTGGAAAGAACAGATAATACGGTCTGGGATGAGGCAGAAAGGGAAAGACGTGTTTGAATCACCGGATGGATTGTATGTTGAGATGGCATATGAGAACAAAGCGTTTGTGCCATATAGACCTATAAAAGAAACCCAGGATTTACCTATAGATGCAAAGCACATACCACTTCTTACAAGGATATTTGGAAAGAACATACTTGCGGAGATAGGAGGAGGTAAGATATTTATAACTACTGGGAAATATGCTGTGAATTTTTGGTGTTGGACAAAAACAAAATAACATGAAAACAAAGATAGAAAACCTAAGTTTTATAGTCTTGATATCTTTCCAGTTTGGTATAGGAACAGATAAGACATATTCATCTGAAGCTATATCAGATTTGAAAAAGGGCAAATACTTCATAGATAAATGTTCAAGTAGAGACGTAATACCTTTAGAAGAAAGTGATAATGGGTGCGTAGAACATAATTATGTAGGGCGTATCAATTTAGAAGGACTAAATAAACTGTTATGGAATTGGATTTATCCAGACAGCATAACTAATACAAGTGGAAGTCTGACTCTTCAGTATGGATTATGCGAAGCCATCATGTTTGAAGGAACAATAAAACAAAAACATGGCGTAGATACGAGGCCTACCATACATAAGATGAACAAAGCTATAACAGGGAAGAGTGATACGTATCCGTTGCCATACAGATGTCAGATAGCAGAAGGAATGGCGGGGTATTGCACATATAGCGTATGTGTGACTCCTGTAGAGAAAAAGAATGAAGAATATGAATTATGTGAAGAGGTTTTTGATTTCTTTGAATCAATACAAAAACATCCATGTTGTGATTGGGAACAACGTAGATACGAGATGGCAAAAACCATGCTTCCGATCACATCCGTATCAGGACGTGGACCTCACGGTGAATTAATATTGGAAGCGTGTGATAAGGCGGCTGAATTAGCTGTAATATATGCGGATGCTTTAATTAAAGAACTGAAATGAAATCAACAGTATATGCTCATCTTGAGAATGATTATAGATTTTATAGACTTCCTCTATTTAGAGCTACGGCTGTAAAATACGGATGGAATAATCCTATAGGGGAAGATAGTGGGAGAGAGAAAAAAAATATAATTCACAGTATTAAGTAGATATATGATGCAAAATAATATCAAAAAATAATTAATTCTATTTCATAATCCAAATGAAATATGTATCTTAGAAATATGATTTATAGATAATATTTAATGTATTAAAAATCATGAGATTAGTATATAAGTTTAACATAGGGGAAAATGAAAATATATCATCTTTGTGCAAGATTAGCAACAACTTGTACAACCAAGCATTGTATATTTTCAGAGAAACACTTTCTAAAGAAGGTAAGTGGTTGTCCTATTTTGAACTTGATGCTATCATGAAGAATACCAATAACTTAGATGGAGACATTAATTACAGATTACTAAAGGCGCAATGTTCTCAACAAGTTCTTCGTATTCTTGATAAAAATATTAAAAGTTATTACAAATCGGTCCAAGATTACAAAAAACATCCAACTAAGTATAAAGAAAAACCTGGCCTTCCAAATTACAAAAAGAGAGGTTATGAGTTCAATTTGTATTACACGAGTCAGAGTTGCAAAATAAAAGATGGGAAAATAATCCTATCAAAAGATATTTCAATACCCATTCCTCAATATGAGAAGTATTCTGATTTGATAAAAGATTTCAAACAGATTAGAATAAAACCATTATCATGTGGATATAAAATAGAAATCATTTATGAGGTAAAAGATACTGAAGTATCTAAAGATAGAGAAGAGAAGATTGCTTCAATCGATTTAGGGATTGATAATCTTGCGACATTGATAAGTGAGGATTTTACTGTTTTGTTTAGTGGTAAATTTGTTAAATCATACAATAAGTTATTCAATAAGACATTAGCCAAATTGAATAGTATAAAAGACTTACAAAAAATAAAAGGAATAACAAAACGAATAAAGAAATTATATTATGATAGAGAACGGTATATAGAAGATGTCTTTCATAAAATCAGTAGAAAGATAGTTGATTTACTTATCGATTCTAAGATAACAAAATTAGTTGTAGGCTATAATAAGGGATGGAAACAAAATGTAAATATAGGTAAAAAGAATAATCAAAAGTTTACACAAATCCCTTTTGCGAGATTGGTTAGTTACTTAGAATATAAATGTGAATTAGCTGGTATTGAAATAGTTATTCATGAAGAGTCATATACTTCAAAATGTGATTTTCTTGCATTTGAGAAGATAGGAAAACATGAAAACTATTTAGGAAAAAGGAAGAAACGAGGATTGTTTCAATCTTCAGTAGGAAAACTCATAAATGCTGATGTAAATGGAGCATTAAACATTATGAGAAAAGTAGTCGGTGATTCCTGTGAATCAATTCGTAGGATAATTGATAGAGGGTTATTGTTTAACCCGGTAAGGATTACGAATGTATTTTGCTAAGAAGTACATTTTGAAACTTATAAAGAAATGTAATAAGTTTTATTTAATTTAATATTTTTCATAGCATTATGAGCACAAGTAAAGAATACAAGGCGGTAAGGAACTTCATATGAAATGAACTTCACCTTACCAAAGAAGATATAATCAAAAACATAGAATCATTATTGGAAAAGCTTGTAAAACAGTGCATGCATAATACATACGGAGGAAACAATCAGATAGAAAATTGGATCAGATGTATGGTAAATGATGAGCTTAAACAAAGGAATTATGGTTTTGTAGAAAGAATAAGCAAGGAAGTCATAAAAGATCATGTGTTGAATGAGTTGAACATAATTGTAAGTCCCAAAAATGAAAGATGTGTATGTGAAAATAGAGTACCATCAAGAAAAGATGGTTTGTATCTAATCTACGGAAACGGACACGCTGAGCCGTTTACTGGAGAGAATTTCAAAAAGAATGTGCGTTATATCGGATTAAAGCACAAAGACGTATCGTTTGCTATCTCACTGACGGAGCATGATAGCGTACAATTGCTTGACGATGATAGCCGTGAAAAATCCGGAAGTGAGACATATTACGAACGTAAATGTGATGCGCTGTTTGACATTGACGGACGCGGCAATACGGAACGCCTTGTGGCCAGAAATCCAAAGTTGAAAAATTTGCTGAAAGATGGCGAGTATATACCATCTCTTGGTCAATTAAATTTAATGGCCCATTATATGGACGAACTAAACAAAGCATTCGCTTATGTTTCGGCATCTCCCCTCTCCTCGACGTGGTATAGATCCAGTACCGAGAGCAGCCCGAGCGTCGCGTGGTACGTGGACTTCTCCATTGGTAGCGCGTACTACAGTGACAAGTACAACAGTAGCAGGGTTCGGGCGGTAATTGATTTTTAAAAAGGATTACAATGATAACATCGGTAAAAATAAAAGACAACACAAAAACTCCTTTTGAATATGCTTCTGACATAGAAGCATTTGAAAATGGCAGAGAATTTATTTTCAAGCCAGGAGTGAACGTAATTATAGGTAAAAACGGTAGTGGAAAATCAACCTTGCTTAACATCATATCAATGTATGCGTTATGTGAGAAATCCATGTGCTCTGAAATACCGATCGAGGCACTGGATTTTCCACCTATATTTGATGATGATGATGATGATGACAAGGTTCTTGATGGGATTGACATATCATCCGATTATGCAGGGAAAGTATTCCGTTTATTGCCATCGGCGGAGATGAATCGAGATAGTGTATTAAAAAACATCAGCAACTTAGATTTGTATGTGAATAATATTCGAAGATCTTATGGAGAGAAAGTGGTGTTATCATTGGAATCACTTTTCAATTTAATGTTCGGTCAAAAGGATTATACATTTCCAATACAAGATCTTGTAGAATACAAGAAAAAATCAAATGCGTTTTGGATTAAAAGAATTGATAACCTGTTGAAGTATTATGAAAGAAACCGCATAACATTAACAGAAAGCAGTTTTGAATACACGGTTCTCATGGATGAGCCAGATAGGAATCTTGACATTGACAACATAATGCAAATTTATAATGTATTGTCATTCCATAAACCACAAACACAAATTATAGCCATAGTACACAATCCGGCATTGATTTACAAGTTAAGCAAATTAGATTGTGTGAATTTCATAGAGATGACAGAAGGGTATCTTAATAAAACTTGTACATTTGTGTCCAATTGATCAAGACATTTATATGTCATTTTAACACATTTTTTATAAATCAATTAATTATTCATTTTTAAGTTACAGTCATGAAAACATTAAAAGAAAAAGACAAACAATCTTTTTTAGCAAGAAAAGAAGAAGTTTATTCCTTAATAATGGAAATGGGATCATTATTGGCAGATTATGATCATCAATGGTCTAATGAACTAAGAAGAAAATTTGAAAGAGCTACTTCTTTTCTTTCCTCTATGAATTAGAATATTTTCTATCATCGGGGAACTTGTTGGTAGGATTATAGAATACAAAGTAAAACAACTTATTGCAATGGCTTATTTCATATTAATGGGAAGAAGAATCCCCAAACAAGCTATAACAGGCTTCAAATTTCAAAATGAAACAGATAACATTCGTCCTTTTCTGTCAATCAGGATAAGGGGAAAGGACGAAATTATACCTTTCAAAGATAAAAAGGAGATACAGTCTGTAAAAGCGCATCTGTGTTCTATCTTTTCTGGGTTTGTAAAAATAGGTGACTGGTATCTCAAGATGTCGGAAGTTAAGGAATATAAGCCGGTGACTGCCGAAGATATGAACCCCTACATCTTGTTTAAGACATCTAAGTTTGGAAATATAAAAGTTCGTTTCCCGAAAGATGAAGATATGAATGCGGAATTGTTGGTGTTAGATCAGCTTTTTGATGTAGAATAAACTATTAATCATCTTTTAAAAATCATGACCTGGAAAGAATTGAAAGACAAAATATCTCTTATGACAGAAGAAGAGCAGCGACAAGAAGTTGCAGTATGGGGAGAAAATATGAATCTAATGAAAGATTGTTCCTTGGAGAAAACAGACGAGGATATGTACTACAACTCTGAATGGGATTATACTTGTGAAGAGAGTGAATTGGAACCGGAAGACAAGAATGACTCTGATGTACATAAGGTATATGAAGCAGGAATGCATTATATTTATTCGAATTGATATTAAAATATAAAAAATCATGAATACAACATTTGAAAAATCAGCAAATAGTACAGATGAATGGTACACGCCACTTGAAATAATACGATCGCTTGGTTCTTTTGACTTGGATCCATGTGCTCCGGTACGACCCTTATGGTAAACCGCAAGGGTGATGTATAATAAAAACGACGATGGGTTAAAACAGCCGTGGAGTGGTCGTGTTTGGCTTAATCCTCCTTATTCCCGTCCACTTGTTGAGGAATTTGTTAAAAGGTTAGCAGAGCGTGGCAATGGCATCGCTTTACTATTTAACAGGTGCGACAGTAAGATGTTTCAAGATGTTATTTTTGAAAAAGCAACAGCAATGAAGTTCCTACGTAATAGGATTCGCTTCTTCCGACAGGATGGAACCAGAGGAGATTCTCCTGGTTGCGGTAGCATCCTAATCGCTTTTGGAGAAGATAATGCGGAGATATTAAGAACTTGCGATATTGCAGGTAAATATGTAAGAATCAATTAGAGTAAAACTAAAAAGAACTAAGTCATGGACAACGAGTATGTCTACTACAATAAGCCAACACCTAAAGAGCCTATTGTTATGGATGAAGTAGAAGCCAGCCTTCCGATGTGGGAAAATAGACCGCCAGCATGTAAAGGTTCTTCTTGCAAATCCGGAAGAAGCGAAAAACAAATCAAGAAAGATCGTAAGAAGAAGAAAATGAATAAACGTAATCGTAAAAAAAATAAGTGAGCTATGACAGCCGAGAAGTTTAAATCTATTTGCGAAGAGAAAGGAATAACTTGGAATGATCTTGTTCGCATTAGGATTATCAGGCCAAAGAAATTTTTTAGGATTCTTAGGCAATTAACAGGTATAACAATCGAAGGTGCATTCAATAGATGTTCTGCTTGTGTTGAAATAATGGCTGATGATGACAACGGTGTTTCAATGATGCACTATATTGATTACGAAGATATTATAGGAGTTGAATTAATTAAAAATTAAATAATTATGAGTGATTTATACTTCAACGATAAACGCTTTGTCGGCTACAGTAAGATTAGTGATGTATTTTTTCTGCTTCCGGCAATAATGTGGTACATGGAGCGAGAAAGGATTAAAGATGCAGACTCACTCGTGATATGTGTGCATTGGCTTTGTTTTCAGTGCGGGTTATTTATTAGGTGTAAAAGAAAAATTAAAATAGGTTATGAGAAAGATAATAGCAATTAGTAGATGCCATTCCATAGGTGGGGGAATAATGAAAAAGTGTAGAATTAAAAAATAGCGAATCATGATAACGAAAGAACAAGTTAAAGAAATATTGACAAAAAATCCGGCAGGAATTACAAAAGAAGAGTTGAAATTTGTTTTTTGGCATATTCTGCTTATCAATCAAAGAATATGAAAAATCAGAACATAATCTTTGGTTTGAAGTACATTTCGAACGCATATACATCGCTCAAATTCGATATGGTATAAAAGGTGGGATGTCTTTTAGTAACGAATATGTAAATATGGGAGATGGATGTCATGGAGTAACAATGGGAACAGTGAATAATACAGCCGATCTATTAAAAATATTCATCAATATGTTTTACGACAATTTATTGAAACAAGCCAACTATGCTCCTTTATATAACGAAGAGACATCTCAATTCGAATCCCTTGAACAAGCTCAAGAATATTTGGAATATGTTCAATCTATACTGTAAAATTTAAAAAAAATGAAACGAGAAGATATTGAAAAAGCAGCAAAAGATTATACCATAGGTAAAACACATTTTCGGCGAAACGTTCTCAAAGAAGTGGATGCAGACGATTATGTTTTACGCAAGGATAATTGCCGTGAAGACTTTATGGCGGGTGCAGAATGGCGCATTAACAGCGTGTGGCATTCTATAACAGTAATTCCAGATTGCCACCGTTTTATTGTGTTTCTCCCTAAGAAATCAACAATAGGATCAAAGAATCCAATTATGGGTATATTGGAAGAGAACAGAACTTTTATATCCAGCCGTCCAGGATGTATTTTATGCAGATTAGATGAAATGGAATCATGGGCTTATTTGGATGATCTATTACCTTAGGTAATTATATACTCAATTTTAAAAGTTAGAATTATGAAAAAAGATTTAACAGACAAAGAAAAAGAGGAAAGAATGAATTACCTTACCATTCATAAATGTAAAAACGAGGATGAACGTAAAGAGTTAAAAGAATTATGTGATTGGTATTTTAAGGATACTCCTACATTAACTATGTCTTTTTCTTTAACAGAAGAAGATTTTCGGGTAACAATGGAAAGGGACGTGGAGTTGTCGGAGGTAGCCAGAGCGGTAAAGAATCAACACCATAAGAAGAAAATTTGAAAGGTTATGACCGACAGAGAACTTCTTGAAGAAAACAATAAGATGTTAAAGGAAATTCTAAGTTTTGTGAGAAAAGTTGATTCTGCTGAATACAGGGATCATCAAGACTTTATGGAATTTCTTAGAAATGTGGCAGCCGATATATGGGTAGAATATACGGAGCCTGAACAAAGAGGTAGATTGTTAAATTTAATAAATAAAAAGAAATGAAAACAGTTTTTGATTTAAGCAGAGATGAGATTGTGGCATTGACAGACGAAGAGATAAGTCTGTATATAGACAAAGAGCTTGCTGGTAAAGGTATTCCAATTGAAGCTAAAAACTGGAATATAAAGAACGAAAAAGAAGTCGTGTATCCAAGAACTGGAGTTCCAGTATTTATGTTAAAAGATATCGGCATCGGTTTTAGAACCGTAGAAGGTGCAACTGAGGTGGCTAATTTGCTTGTTAAATATAATGCATTTAAAATAGAATCAAGGTTTCTGACAGGATCGTATGAACAGTTTTGGATCATAAAAGAAAGTGTTTGCCCGGCTATTAAAGGGGAAGCGGGGTATAGCAAAGAAGAGTTTGATAAGGTAAACAAGGAAAACAAAGATCCAAAATTGGAAAGTATAAATTCTTTCAATGATACTGTGAAAAATGCCAATGAAATCAAAGACAGGGTATTGAAATACGTGTACAACATAAAACAAGAACGTTCATACAACAATGACCTGGTTGGTATCTTTGAAAGGTATAAAGATATAGCAGACGGTGACATGGAGGTAGCTATGAATTTTATCAAGGAGGCCTATCCATTCAATGAAGAAACAGAGTCGTTTATCAGAAAAAAGTTTGACATGCCTATACCGGACGAATCAAAAGAGCAGTAATTAAGCTAAATTAAATCATTTTGAATCTTTTTTATTATCAAAAGACATATCTTTGTCCAAAAAAACAAACAGAATGGAAGAAAAAGAGATAAAAGAAGCTATGATTGAAGCCCTGACGCACTTAGAGGGGTGTAAGTATTTCGTGGCCACGATAGTAAATAATCGAGAATAATGCATAACCCATACAAATCATAAACAATTTGTATTGTATTATGCATAATAGCCAAAAGCTATTCCGATTATTAGCCTAAGTGTTGAAACAAACACTACGTTATTTAAGAATAGATAGTTACCTACGGATGTTTGCCCAAGTTCGTAGCTCTAAGGTAAGTGATTAAACAGTTCTGGTATTCAGGAACAGTGTTGCTTACAAAAAAAACCTTAAATAACATTGGCGATGGGTACTAACAGAGTTTCACTCTGACTTATGTTGAATAAACATTAAAAACGTTTGTAGATATGGTGTACGTACAAGACATAAATGGTAAACCTATGATGCCTACAACAAGGCATGGTAAGGTTAGGAGACTGCTTAAAGACAAAAAGGCAATCGTTGTAAACCTATGTCCGTTTACCATCTGATTAATGTACGTAACATCTGATTACAAACAAGAAATTGTGTTAGGCGTTGATGCTGGTACTAAACATGTTGGTCTATCGGCTACAACGAAAAGCAAAGAACTTTACAGCAGTGAAGTTATTCTTAGAAATGATATCGTAGATCTTTTGTCTACCAGAAGGGAGCTACGAAGATCAAGACGAAATAGATTGAGATATAGAAAACCTCGTTTTGATAATAGAATAAAAAGTAAGCGTCCGGGATGGGTAGCACCTTCGGTGAAATACAAAGTAGACGCCCATATTCGTGTTATTGACAATGTATGTTCTATATTACCAATATCTCGTATTGTTATCGAAGTAGCTCAATTTGATACTCAAAAGATTAACAATCCTAATATATCAGGTAAAGAATATCAGGAGGGTGATCAACTTGGATTTTGGAACGTTAGGGAATATGTTTTAGCAAGAGATGGACATAAATGCCAGCATTGTAAGGGAAAGTCAAAAGACCCAGTATTGAATGTTCATCATATTGAATCACGAAAGACAGGTGGAGATTCCCCATCTAATCTTATTACCTTATGTGAAACTTGTCATAAAGAATACCATAAAGGTAATATAGATTTAAAGATCAAACGGGGATCGTCGCTTCGCGACGCAGCCGTAATGGGAATAATGAAATGGAGATTGTATGAAGAACTAAGGTCTAAATACAACAGAGTTTCTATGACTTTCGGTTATGTTACAAAATACAATAGGATTAAACATGGTATTGAAAAATCTCATGTTTTCGATGCATTTGTTATTTCTAAAAACTTTGATGCTATAAGGTTAGGATATTATTATAAAGTAAGATTAGTAAGAAGACATAATCGTCAGATCCATAAACAAAAGATTCCAAAAGGAGGGATAAAAAGACCAAATCAATCTCCTTTTGAAGTTTTTGGTTTCCGATTGTTTGATAGGGTTATGTTTGAAAACAGTTATTATTTTATATTCGCAAGGCGTAAAACCGGTAGTTTTAATATTCGAGATATTGATGGTAAAAACCAAAGAGATATTACATACAAGAAATTGAAATTATCAAGGTGTAAACGCTTTATGGTACAAAAGGAAATGGATTGATTAATTTGAATAAAAATATAGACATGAATCGTTGGTTTGAAATCACAGTAAAAGCCGAGATTGATAATATCGAGAACGGCAAAAAAAAGAAAGTAACTGAAAAGTATTTGGTAGATGCCTTGTCTTACACAGAGGCAGAATCAAGATCGTTGGAGATCTTTAAGGATTTGTACAATTCTTTCGAGGTTGTAAAAATTAATCCTATTAAAGTGTCGGAAATCTTCTTCAACGGAGAAGCTGAGTACTGGTATAAGTGTAAGGTGAATTACATTACACTGGATGAAAAGAAAGGTAAAGAAAAGAAAACTCCATGCTATATGTATGTCCAGGCCGGCAATCCTAAGGATGCCGAAGCTGTGTTGACTAAAGGCATGCAGGGTACGTTGGGCGACTGGAATTGCGAAGCTATTGCTGAAACGAAGATCATTGACGTATTCAAATACGATCTTCAGAAGGGAGCTGAAAAATTAGGCGAGAAGAAGAGTGAAGAGTAAGGCTGATGTAGTTTCCAACATAGCGCTTGTTGTGGCGATAATATCATTGCTTTCAGCAGGCGCTTTCCTTCTGATAGTGATTAAGACAGACGAGGTATCTAAATTATTAATGAACGTACCTTATCTACTGGCTTCAGCGGGATTATTCTTTTCAATAATATCATTATTATTCGAATGGAAAGCAAGGAAAAGAAGCTATACGTCTGCGAAAAATGCGGACGAAAAGTAATGATAAGAAGTCATGGCTTATGCCAGGCTTGCAGGAGCAAAGAGTTGACTCCGAAGAAAAAAGACAGAATTACATCCATTAAAAACAGCAGCAAGAAGAAAAAGTTAGAAAACCCGGATTTATCCGGGTTTTTTCGTCTTATGTTGGAGGAGTTGAGTACTATTCGAATGTCTATGACTGGTAAGGCTATTCATTTTCCTACAGTATGTAACGTATGTCACATACTTCCGAAAAGGATATATAAGTCGGTTGCTACTTGCAGGGATAATATAGTTTTCCTTCATGAATCAGAGCATACGGTATTCGACATGTATCTTGACCGGATGGAATTTGATAAACTTGAAACAGAATTTCCTTTCGTGTGGAAGTATGCGGTAAAGAAGGTGCTGGATATGGAAAGCAGGGGAATGATTAAAGAAAGAGGTAGATTAATTATTGAAATAATTGACAGATATGAGAAAACTTTATAAAATAAGAATAGAAGCTGACGATGAAGCTATCTTTTATGCTCACATACAGAGAGAAAGTTATGGTAAGGATATAGCTATCGCAGTGAAAGATAGAGATAAAGATGAAGTGGAAACAGTGTTACATTGTATTAAAGAAGAATTGATTAGAGGAAGATCATGAAAGAGAAAATAAAAATATTGACAGATTTAGGATTTGTCCCTATGGTGGAAGGAGAAGGAAATACGTTGTTTAGAATGAACGATGTTGTGATGTCGGTGTCAGATCCTAATCAAACACCAGAGCAGTTGAAGAAGGAGGTTATGTCTTTAATAAAGAACAGAGACATAGCAGAAAGAGGCGGACAGGTTCCAGTAGTTGAAGAGCCGGCGCCTGAGACAGAGCAGGCCCAGAAGGAGGAACCGGAAGCTCCGGCGGAGGAAGCTGCTCCTAACCCTGGAGAGGAAGATTCGAATCCGTTTACAGAAAATCAAGAAACGTTAGAGCCGTTTTATATCTGCGATGAGTTGAAGAAGATTGAGACTCCCAAATTCGTAAGATTGACATTAGACGATAATCGTTTTTATGTAAGGAAGATGGATGATGGAACGGCCAAGATATATGCTTCAGTAACAACCTTAATCAAAGATGGGTATGTAGATGATAAGACCGCACTTCAGGAATGGAAGCAAGAGATAAAGATGCTTGGTCGCAATCCGGAAGAGGTGGCGCAGTATGAAGCTGATAAGGGAACGATCATGCACTACTTATACGGATTGTACCTAACAGGTAGAGATATGGTCTTAAATCGAAGTTTTATAGTTAAGACAGTGCAAGAAGGTAAGCTGAAGATATCTAAGAAAAATCTTGATCGGTTCTTTAACAGTATTGATGATCTTGATGATATGATTGTCAGAATTATGAGGTTTGCCAAATTTTGTTCGGAGTATAAGGTTAAGCCGATGATGATTGAAAGAATATTGTCATTAGAAGACTATTTGGTAGCTACGCCGATAGATGCGATGGTTAAAATGACATTCAAGTACAAAGAAGAAGGTTATTTTGGAGCCGTGTATCAAAGGGCCACAGGGCAGTTCAAAAAAGGTGATCCGAAGAAGGAGGTAAGAGACGTGGAGAAGGAAGAAGTGGTTATTCTCGACTTTAAATCAGGGGGAATATGGGAATCATATGCATTTCAATTAGAAGCTGAAAGAAGAATGGTTAAAGCATGGTATGGGATTGATGCACGTATTATGAACTTTTCTCCAAAAAGCACGAGCAGCAAAGGATATACGCTGAAAGAATGGACAGAAGACAGTATAGCACTTGAAAAGGCGGACTGCGTGTTCCAACAAGGTATGTTGAATCACCTTAGAAAAGATAAGAAGTTCAAAGTGAGAAAAGGAGTGCTGAATATCAATAAGCCGTACAATGAAGAGGATCATACGGTCGTGTATGATATTGCAGAGGAAATGTCTAAAAGATTCATAATATGAACGATATTGTTATTCCTGAAGGAGATTATATAGAAATCGTAAAACCGATATGCATCAATCCTTTTGGTGATTATTTTATTAACATCAAAAGGGGTTCAAGATTAAGATTATCGAAAGATTTGAAAATAGGAGATAAATATGCAATATGTGTACTTGCATCTCATAAGAAATATGGCAAGACCATCGAAATAATAATGCCTATATTGGTCAGAAATACAAGAAGAGTATGAAAAGAAAAATTAGAAGAACAGGAGAGATAATAGAAGTAATCACTTTCAGTAGCTCAACTACAAGAAGCGACCATGACAGAATACAGTTCTATGATAATAATGGGAATGTGATAAGTGAGAGTTTAAATTTTTATCTCGATACCCTTCCTGTAAATGACGAAAACAAAGATGTAGACTGGGAGCAACGTAGATTCGATCTTATTAAGGCTTATTCTATTGAGTTTGTTAAAGCACAAAATAGAAAAGGTGAAATAGATTGCGGAGTATATGTACCAGATGTGGTGTCATGGTCTATAACTATAGCAGATAGAGTCATAGAGGCAATGAGAGGAGTTAAAAATGCTTGATTTTAGAAAATACGAAAACGTACCCCGGTTTCAACTTGACCGCAGACCCGGCAGGAGCCGACTGAAGCTAACCTGCCCGGCCTGCGGGAAAGGCCGGTGCCTTACTCCTTATATTGATGTGGCAACAGGTCAGATTGTTGGAAACGAGTTCGGAAGATGCGATCATGAACGGACTTGCGGTTACGATAAACGACCTACCGGCAAGGATGTAGGTGACAAAGATCTTTGGATTTCTGGGAATAAGTGTATAAGAGCTTATCGTCCTCCTGTAAACCCTGATGTTGTAAATTACATACCTTTTAGCGAGTTTGAGAGGACTGTGGTTCCAGATGATAGAAATACTGTATTTAGATTTTTATCGTCTCTATGGGGAAAAGAAAGGGTATCTGACGTATTTAGAAGATATCATGTCGGAACAATGGACTTATGGGGATGGAAAGGGTGTTGTATATTCTGGCAGATAGATAAGGACTTTGTATGTAGAACCGGCAAGATCATGGACTTTTATATAAAGACCGACAGCCAGGGGAATGAGATTGATGTAAAAAGAGTGAAAGAAAAAGACGGTGACAATGAGCGGCCTCATGTTATGTTTTATCACTCGTTGCATGCAAGAGACTTCTTGTTTAGACAATGCCTGTTCGGAGAACATCTTCTAAGCCAATATCCGGATAAGGTGGTTAATTTGGTGGAATCAGAAAAGACGGCTATTATATGCGCTGTGAATAAACCGGATGAGTTATTTGTAGCTACCGGTGGGTTGCAGAATCTAAGACCGGAAGTGATAGATGTTTTAAAAGATAGAAAGACCGTAGCTTTTCCGGACAAAGGACAAGCATTTGAGACATGGAGTAAAAAGATAGATGGGATGATGATGAAGTCAAGGATAAAAGTATCGGACTATCTTCAAAATGTTGAAAATGTAGGAGACGGAGATGATGTGGCAGATTTGATAATCAATAACAAGGTAAAAGAAAAATATCATGAGCCTGGATGTTTATATTAAGAACAAGAAGAAAGAAGATCGTGAATGGGTTGCGAACATCACCCACAACATGAACAAGATGGCACAAAGAATATTCGTATCAGAAAATAAAGAAACGCTGTACGATTATGTTTGGAGACCAGAAGAATTGGGTAGGGAAATAGATACCGATGAGATGAAGAATGTACTTACAAAAGGCATATGTATTATGATCTCTAAGAGAAAAAGTCTTTTGAGATACGAGCCGGAAAACGGATGGGGGTCTTATGATTCATTTCTTAAGTTTCTTATCGAATATAAAGAGGCGTGTGAAGATCATCCGGGTTATATAATTGAAGCAAGTAGATAATATGGAAAATTACAAAAACACTTTAAACGAGGTAGTGGTGATTGAATCGTCGCCAGAAACGTATTTTGTTTACGCTATTCGTAATGCTATTCGTATCTCTAAATGTGCGTATCCGACAGCCAAGAAAGTAATTTTCAAAAGAGAGGACGTAGAGGTAGAGATCTCAGAAATGGAAACTGAAAGCAGTTTGTATGAAAAGTTTAAAGAAAAACAAAAGAATAGGGTATGGAACTTAATGAGCGCCAACAACGGGTTTTAAGAGGCGAAATTTGTCCTTATTGCGGAAGGGAAACCGAGCTGGTCAATGCCGATAAAATATATAGCAGAAAAGGCTTAGGTATGGTTATGATGTGCAAACCATGCAACGCTTATGTCGGTGTTCATGAATCAGGGCCGAATAAGGGAAAAGCTAAAGGCCGGCTTGCGGGGCCATCACTGAGGTCTCTTAAGATAAGAGTCCATGCCGAACTTGATAGACTATGGTCTACGCCGGAGGAACGGAAAAGGATGTATAAAGATTTATCTGAATTTCTCTCTATACCGGAAGAATACACACATATAGGTATGTTCGGCGAGAAGACGATGGGAAAAGTCTTTCAGTTCTGTCATTTGACATACTCCCACGCCTAAAGGCTATGGGATTCTTGGATACAAACGTATGGAACCCCGGTATTTCTACCGCTGGAATTACCCATACTCTCCAATTCGGAAATGCCCTTCCGAAGAATGTTTTTAGATGCTAACAAGTCACGATCATTTACGGACCCGCACCTGGGGCACGCCCATGTGCGGTCCTTTAATGATAATTCTTTGTTAACATGCCCGCATTCACAAGTTTTAGAAGAAGGATACCATTTATCAATATGATGGACTGTTACACCATATTTTGTTGCAACATACTCCAGTTTGTTGATAAATGATGAATGGGATAAATCAGATATTTTCTTTCCCCATAGGCGTTTCATTGCTTCAATGTTTAACGTTTCAAGGAAAATGAAATCATACTTTTTACAAAGTTCATGTGCTAATTTCCATTGGAAATCATTACGTAGATTTTCAATTTCCCTGTACGTTTGTTGAAGTTCAAAACGTCTCCTTTTTCTATTGTTGGATCCTTTAACAGATTTAGAAATCCTTTTATTGCATTTCTTGATCTTGTTTTGATACTGTTTAAAGAATAACGGAGAAATGACATTATTACCATCACTTGCAGTGAAATAAGTTTTAAGCCCGAAATCCAATCCGACAGATGCACCATTATGTGTCTTTCCGTAGGATGAAACAGGATTATGATCTGTAATGATTATCAAACTGTAACGACGGCATGTTTCTCTTATTATTCTGATTTGTTTTACATTACCTTCATACTTTCTACTTGATGAGAATTTAAATCTTTTCTTATTCTTATTAATTGTGATAACGTTTCCATTCAGCGTAAAACCACCCTGTTTGAAAACAAAAGAATTGAACTTCTCAGGTGATTTGAACTTAGGTGGTCGTTTCGCTAACTTTTTGAAGAAACGATTGTATGCAGAATCTAATCTTTGAAGAATCTCTTGAACTGTTTGGGAATGAAGCAAATGTCTTTTAATCTTTTTAGAGAAATGCTTTTGTATCCTGTTAACAGAAATGTATTTTCCAAACATTCGATAATATCTTCTCTGTAAAGCTAACGCATGATTCCATACAAAACAACATTCACGAAGCATCTTGTCGAAATACTTCGTTTTCTTTGAATAATATATGTTGTACTTGTATGAAATCATTTTTAATTATATTTATGACGCAAATATAATAATAATTTCTATATTTGCAATAAAAAAACATGGATAAAAGATGGAAAACAAACAAAAGTAGTGTTTACAACATAGGATATCATATAATATGGTGTCCAAAATACAGAAGAAAAATATTGACCGGGGAGATAGAATCCAGATTAAAGGAGCTTCTTCTGCTAAAGTCAACGGAAAATGGATGGACTATTGAATATATGGAAATAATGCCCGATCATATCCATATATTCATAAAAGCAACACCTTCTGATTCTATTTCCCATATTGTATCACAATTAAAAGGATACACGTCTTTCGTTTTAAGAAATGAATTTGAAACAATAAGGAAAAGACTGCCTTCATTATGGACAAGATCTTTTTATGTTGAAACAATAGGGCATATATCAGAATCAGTTATTAAAAAATACATAGATGATCAAAAGAAGCATTGATCCCCTGCTTTTAAGTAGGGGCTTTACGGAAGATCGTAAACAAAGAGCGATCAGGTTCGAGAATAGAATGGCATAAGCCTGGAGATAAGTGCCCTAATAAAAACAATCAAATAGTGTCAGGAAGTAGCGCATGTAGAGGATGCCCTGAGTATCTTCATGATGAGAAAGACGGGTATGTCTGGTGTGATCCTGATATGAGCTACGGCAGGTTGAAATAGGGCGCGAATTACCTATCTTTGTGCTATTATTAATCAAAAAAAATATAAGCACATGGGCAGATCAACAGAGTACTACAGGACTCATCCCGAAGCCAGGAAGAAAAAGGCTAAAAAGGACAAGGAGATAAATGCCAGACCAGAACAGAAAGCCAAACGCCGAGAGCTTGGTCGTAAAAACTACGAAACGGACAAGAAGAAGGGTAAGGGCTGGAGAAAAGGCAAGGATTGTTCTCATACCAAGAACGGTCTTAGGTATAAATCAGTAAAAGCTAATAGGGGATCCAAATCGGATACGAAAGGTGACAAAAATGCAAGAGGATCTGAAAAATAAAATAGATATAAGAAGGATATTCAAAACCTCTAAACAGGTTATGGAAGAGGCGTATGAGAATATCTTGAAATACAGGCGGGGAGAGCTTATCCCCGCTAAAACCGGATACGATTATATTGATGAGGCTTTGCTTGGAGGTATTTTTCCTCAGCACGCTATTGCCATAGGAGCCCGGCCATCTGTAGGTAAATCGTATGTGGCCCAAAAGATATTGGAAAATGTGATGAATCCGATGATCAACCCGCAAGCAGAAGATTATTTTCTTGTTAATTGCGAGTTCGAAATGAATCCTCAAGATCTTCTTCTTCGTAGAATGAGCCAGGATATGAAAAAGCGAGCTCCTGAAATATTAAGAAGGCAAGATTCTAATACAGTAGAAGAGATGAGGATGTTTGAAATCCTTCAAGGTGAAATCAGGAATAATATAATATACATCGATGCTCCGTGTACGGTAAAAGAGTTTGAGGCGGCTGTGTATCATATAGCTACCAAACACAAAGACAAACGTCTTATAATATTTAAAGTCGATCATATTGCTTTGATAAAAAGAATGGGGTTAGATCCTAAGTCGGCTATAGATGATTTGGTGGCGGTTATGAATGAGGCTAAATTAGTATATAAAAACATATTTTTCCTCATCATATCCCAATTCAACAGAGAGATAGAAGGAAGGATAAAAAGCCCTCAAGAGCAGCCGCCTCGTCTTTCTGATTTTTACCAGTCTGATACGCTGGGTCAATTATGTACGTTGATGATAGGTTTGCATAATCCTCGTAGGTACGGGCTGGATAAGTATATGATATTTGGGAAAGATTGGTATCAGACTCTTGATAGGTTTAAAACTGAAAACAAAACATCATTCAGAACAGCTGGACTGGTGTTTCATCATATACTGAAAGTAAGGCAGGTTAGTATGGAAGAGCTTACTAACACAATCCACCCAGAGATTCTGCCGGGGCATGGATGGATGTACGGGGAGGGAGGGACGAAGTTCGTGAACCCCAACCAGCCGCCGACGCCGCCCAAGCTCTATACTGTGGAAGACGTTACGAACAATCAAGATCAAGAACAAGAGACAAAGGAAGAACAGTCATTGTATTAAAAAAAATAAGAACCATGAGACTAACAGTAGAAGAAAACGAATACCTGATAAGTAAGTTCCTTTTAGTTCTTACTGAGTTTGCAGGGGATGAGAGAGAGATGTTTTTAATCAACTCCATACATGACAAGGCGGTGGCGGATATGAATTATCGTCTTCCGTCTTTAATAAGCAGAGAACGTAAAAGACGAGTCATTGAGCTCCTTAAAGAAGGAACCAGAATAATCAAGGACTTTTCCGGCTATGCAGGTGATATGGGTATGATTAACGAATACGATCGTCTAAAAAAAGAAATAGGAACCGTCCAAGACCAGCTTGGTGACGTAGAAGGTCAACTTCGGGCAGCAGGAGAAGTTATTAAAAAAGAACTTGATATGATTGCTGACCGAATCAAAGAAGATCTTCTTGATCGAGAACTGGCTAAAAGTAATGCCGAGGCTGAAAGAAAAGCCAAAGTAGATCCGAGATACGAAGTAGCTTTAGGTGATTACAAGGAGATGCTGGAAGTGATTTTTACAACCAGAAACAAGTATTCTACGGTAGATTCTGTGCATGACGATCTTCGACAGTCGGTATCTACCGGTAGAAATTCGATTATTAAAGAAGGGTACAACAGTTAAAAACAAGGAGGGAATATGGAAAAGAAGGAATTTAAAATAGGAGAAGTATTTACTGCCGGACTTGTAAGATTAAAATGTGTGGAAGGTGATATATGCGATAGGTGTATATTCGAAGATTACGATTCTTGTTCATGTACAGACATAATTGTTGGTCCATGTGGACGTGTTGATAGACAAGATAACAAGAATGTTATTTTTATTAAAGCTGATTAGGCATGTACATCAATTTCAGACAACTTGCAGCATCAGACATGACGCCTAATGATCTTGCCAATCTTCTTGCCATAAGACAGAAGGATTCGGTTATGATCGAAGCCATGCCGGAAGAAGATGCTGGTAGATATATAGAGCTTGGCCTGGTTGAGAAATTAAAATCAGGCGTGATGAGATTGACCAACAAGGGAACGTCTTTTGTGAATTATATAGAGACACCGGAAATGACAGACGAGGTTCTGGAAACGTTGAAGATTATGATAGGAATGTACGAATCATATTCAAAAGACATAGGTGTCAGCAGAAAAGAAGCGGAATCCAGATTGTGTTGGTTTATGGGTAATACCTCATTCAAGAAAGAGGTCATACTTCAGGTAACGGAATCTTATATAGCAGAGTCAGGAGATTATACAATGAGCTTATGTAACTTCATATGGAAACCGCCTTCTCAGGCTTTTTCAGTCCATATGAACCTTAAAAACTCAAAGCTCTTTGACTTAATAGCTGAAAAATTTAAGATCGCTACCGAGCCTTATTTGGAGTCTAAGAAGAATAAGGAAATGGATTGGTTGTTTGCCGTATCTAAATTGCCTACGCCGCCGGCTAAAGGCAATCCGGATTATTTGTTTACCGGAAGTTCTGAAACAGACAAAGAGAGATTGAAAAACATAAAAACGTATTTATTTAACAAAATTAGAAAGCAATGGAAAAAGTAGAAATCAGAAAGATTATAGAGGATATAATTATTACTCAGTTTCTTAATTCAGAAATGGATATAGTTCACGAAGAAGATGTGACGTTTAAAGAACTTGGATTAGATTCTCTTGATCAAATTGAACTTGAAATGATGGTGGAACAAAAATTCAATATTGTTATTATTGATTATGATATGGAGACCATCAAAGATATGACTGATCTTGTTTACAAAATAATAACAGAAGGATATGGGAAGTGATATAATTTTATGCATGGCTTTAATAGCGTCATTTGCTTTTGTTATACAGTTTTTGTTGTCGATATTAGGATCTGATCTGGATACGGATATTGACATTGACAGTGCTTCTGATTTAAGCATGTCTTTGTCGGACATCATATCATTCAAGGGCATAACACATTTCATTCTTGGATATAGCTGGACTACCTACTTTTCGGGTTCCCATTTAGTAGGGGTTGTGATAGGGTCGTTTTTCTTTATCGTTTTGTTTTACTTATATAAGTTACTTCTTAAGTTAAAGCAAGAAATGGTGTACGAATGTCCAGAGGATTTAAATGGCAGAGAAGTGGAGGTGGTATTTAGATCAGGAAAGAATCATTATATGGTAAATATTGTGAAAAACGGGAGACAGGAACAGATGAGAGTAAGGTGCTTGTCTGGGAAAAATTACAAAAATGGTGACAAGGTGAATATAAAATACGAAGAAGGAGAATTAAGTATCTAATTTTTAATATGGATTTTGGACAAGATTTAGAACCAGAGGAACTGACCAAACATTATGATCAGTGTTATGGAATTGATTTTGAAACAGAAGAAGAGGAGGATGAAGAATATGACTGACGAAGAATTTGCATTGGATAATAAGAAAAAGGTTGTTGTAAGAAAAAGAATATCTTATTTAAGCAAAGGGGATAAAGTGTGGATCGTCTCGTCCGACGGCTACCTGCTACACACGGACGTCGTTCGGCGGGACCGGGGCCGATCTTATGTGGATATAGACGGGATACTGTATTGGAAGCGAGGATTGGATGGCAAACATCGTAATCGTAATAACTACATGCAGTTTGCCATGACGCCGGAGGACGGTAAGAAGTATGTCGTATATTACCCGGAAGGATTTAAAGACGATAGCTTATGATGGTCCCGGAAACACATTTGCTATATAAGGAGTTTAATGGCGTGAAACGTCTTGCCATTTCTTATTCCCAGATAGATACGTTTCTTACTTGTCCAATGAAATGGTATAAGACTTATGTGGAAGGTAAAAGATCTACGGAAAAACAAGAAGCTACGTCTTATGGTACGGTTATTCATAAGACACTGGAATACTTCTTCAAGAACGGAAGACAGCCTTCTGGCAAAGATCTTGGGGAAGCTATAAGTTACTATGCTTACCAAGAAGACATACCTTGGCAGTCACCAGAAAATATGATGATAGCCATGAAGCAATCCGGGGAGCTTCTTGCCTGGATTGTGGATTTATTTAAAAAAGATGGGAATAGATTTATGATAGCTGATAGTGATCTTAATCCCTGTGAGAAACTTATCAGACATGGCGCCATAGTAGGAGTCGAAGAAGATTTTGTGCTGCCGTACCGTCTTCCTAAGCCTATTGACATAAATGGGATAATTCATACCCATGTGTACATAGTAGGATCGGTAGACCTTCATCTTGCTATAAAAAGCAAGAACGTAATTCATCATTATGTCATAGATTGGAAATCAGGGAATAAGGTTTTTGATTCTAAGAAGTTGGAAACAAATTTACAGCATCCTATATATTCATTTTACATCTATAGAAGATATGGTGGGGTTCTGCCAGATATGAACATCTATTTCTTTACCAGGACCAGGCAGTACCAAAAGGTTAAGGTAGATGAAGAACGTAAAACAAAATCTATAGAGATGCTAAATGACACTTTATCCAAAATGTATGATTTTGAAGATAATAGTGTAAAAACATTTCAGGCATACATCCAGGGAGCAGAAGGAGCCAGGTATAGCAAGCGGCGTGCCACCCTAAGCCAGCCTGTTTCGCAAAACAAGCTACCCTGCCCGTCGGCACTGTGTTATTATTGTGACTTTGGATTACATAACAAAAACGAATGCCCTTTCTCTTCAGATTGGGATCCGTCTAAAAAGATAAATCGATGAAATACGAGGACGTTCAAAAGTTAAGAACAAAATACCGGCAAGATCCGGAAGTCATATATCTTGAAGAGATGAGGAACGTGGCGGTACGGTGCGGAAATTTTAAAAAGGCGTTTGAGCTTCAGGAAAAGATGGAAGCTATTTGGTTTAATTACTTAAAAGAGGTGCAATGAAAGAAGCATTGATAACAGGAGCGGCAGTCTTTTTATTATCATACCTGTTTGTAACGGCTCTTATAAAAATAAGCAGGGCGATAGATCGGTATAAGATGAAGAAGAAAACCGACAAAATAAAAGTAGGTCAAAGATACGAATACAAAGGCTACTTCACGGATCCATTTGAAAGAGGCAAGCATGTGATTAAGATATTAGACATAAAGGAAGGGTGCACTCTGTACGAGTACGAAAAAAGCCCAGGTTTGTTATTTTCTATGGAGCTTGAAGATATTGTTAAAAGATATATTTTAATAACTAATTAAAAAAAATGTCATGGAAAAGATTGAAATCAAAAAAGCGAAAAGTATCAAGGAAAGACTGGATGACTTCTACAAAAACAAGGGGAAGGAATTATGGCTTTATAGTGGTCATTATGAAGATAATAATCTGACTATAAAAGTCGAAAAATTGACTGTATTGTGTGAAACAGATGTTGAGTACTGCGCTTTGTTAGAGGCAGATGACAAAGATTTTATTCCTGTAGCCAAAGAACCAGAGTTTGATTATTGTTGCGCATACACGATAGGAGATGCAAATACTATATCGTATCCCGATTATGTAGAATGTAATATATGCTTGGATGAAGACGATATAGAAATAGCAAGGAAAATAATGGTAGAAGAAATAAGATTTTACGCACAGAATTATAATATTGATTGCAGTGGGCTTTGAACTTAGACCTTACCAAAAAGAGGCAGTAGATGCCGGGCTTAAGTTTCTTACAGGAAGATCTAAGAAGCCTGGCATAATCGTAGCTCCATGCGGATGTGGAAAGAGCCTTCTGATATCCAAGATAGCACATGAAATAAATAGACCGACGTTAGTATTACAGCCCTCAAAAGAGATTCTGGAGCAGAATTATGCAAAGGCCGTATCATTCGATTCTAAACCTACCATATATTCTGCTTCATGTGGTATAAAGGAACTGTCGGCTATGACTTATGCAACATTAAAGAGCATAAAGAAAGATGTAGCGAGGTTGGAGGATATAGGGATAGATACGATCTTGATAGATGAATGTTTTACTGGAGATGTGGAGATATTAACCGAAAAAGGGTTTGTTCAATTTAATAAATTAGAACAAAATGTAAGGGTAGCTCAATATGATAAAGGATTTATTGATTTTGTGATGCCTATCAGATATATCAACAAGCCGCACGATGGTGACATTTGTTTACTTCATATTAAACATGGAATAGATCTTCCAGTGACAAAGAATCATGATTTCTTGTTTTATGATAAGAAATACGGTAAATGGTATAAACAGAAAATATCTGAAGCTTCTTTTAAATCTGGGAAATGCATTCCGGTATCAGGGATATCACGTGTAGATAGCGAAGGCGATTCCTTATCTGACATGGAGAGGTTGTTTATAGCAACACAAGCAGATGGAAGTATTCATAACAAAAACGAAAATGACACAATTATATCTTTCTCATTTTCAAAAGAAAGAAAAATAAAAAGGATTCATTATTTATGTAAGAATGCAAACGTTGAGATATGGGAAGTTAAAGGAAAAATAAAAAAAGAAGGAAATACGAAAAACAGAAGAAGGTTTATGGTGAGAATGCCAAAGTTTACAACAAAGGATATTCGAAATCATATATCGTTCCCAATGTCTTACGAAAAAGCAAGATCGGTAATAGAAGAGTGTTCTTTATGGGACGGAAGTATTATAGGGAATACGATGCTTTATTATTCATCGACCGATAAAACGCAGGTGGATTTTTATAATTCTGTAGCCACAATAGCTGGCCACGGATGCTATGTTTCTATTGAAAAGGATGGCAGAAAAGAAACATATTCGGATGTTTATAGGCTTTTTATAACAAAAGACAAAAAACTAAGAGGCACTAACTCTATGTATAAACGATATGAAAAATACACCGGACAAGTTTATTGCGTAGAGGTTCCATCTGGATGTATAGTACTAAGATATAAAGGATATACATTTGTTTCTGGAAATTGTCATTCAGGGTACTCTCCTGAAGAAGGTTCTGAATTTATGGAGTTTATGAACGAGTTCCCAGAGGCGAAGGTGCTGGGCTTCACTGCCACGCCCTGCCGCCTCCGGACCTACAGCTCCATGCTGGAAGGGAACTATAGCAAGCTCAATATGCTGACGAAAGACGAACATAACTTCTTTAAGAAGATAGTTCACGTAACTCAAATACAAGAGCTAACTTCTCAAGGGTTTTGGTGCCCACTTAAGTACGAACGATGGTCTTTTGATGAATCGGCTCTGATGTTAAACAGTACCGGGGCCGAATACACCAACGAATCTATTAAAGAAAGTATTGTACGAAATGGCTTAAACAACTCTATCTATAAGCGTCTTCTTCAGCTTATGAACGAGCGTAAAGCCATTTTGGTTTGCATGGATTCTATCGAATCATGTAATAGAATATCAGAGTTCATGAATGCCAGGATGGGAGCCATAACCGGCGTCGTAACATCGCTAACAACCAAAAAGAAAAGAGAACAAATCATATCCGATTTCAAAGAAGGTAAGTTGAAGGTGGTTTTTAATTATTCAACGCTTGCTACCGGATTTGATTTTCCCGAACTTGATTGTGTGATGTTTGGGCGCCCAACATTCTCATATTCAACATATTACCAGGTGCTCGGCAGGTGCGTTCGTATTCATCCTGACAAGAAAGAGGCACTGATAGTTGATTGCTGCGACAACATGAGGCGTTTCGGCCGGATAGAAGATTTAACGATCGAACAATTTCCTTCTAAGGGCTGGTGTATGTTTGCCGGCAATCAGCTTCTATCCAATATAAGGATGGGGGATATTATTACCAAAGACGAAATCCTTCGCCGGGCAGCTTCTCTTAAATCTGTGAATGGAGATGGTAGGAGAGAAGACGATCTTGACAGTATAATAATGTGGTTTGGAAAATATGAAGGAATTAGATTCAAGGACATACCGGTGTCGTATTTTAGGTTCTTGGCTGAGAATATGGCAGTAAAACCGGGAGATAGGAAAGAAAAGATTATCGAATATTATAATAGGATAAAAGCATGAACAACAAGAGAAGAAAAAAAATATCAGATGTTATCAAAAACGCAAATAAGTATAAAACAGATTTTGAATACATCAAATCAAAGTTATCGGAGTTAAAGCACAACATAAATTCAGCCAAAGATGATATTGATATGATTTTAGATGAAGAGACGGAGGCGAGAGATAATATACCGGAATCGTTACAAGACTCAGAAAGATATTGGGAATCAGATCGGGCTGTAACTGATATGGAGGAGGTGGTTGATGACATGGAAGGCATTATAAATGATATAGATGATGTGATTTCAACCATAGATGGGAGCATTAAAACCATAAATGGTTCTATAAAAGTAAATTTAGAAGGAATAATGTGAGTCTATAAAAACACTATAAGTAAAATTTAACACAATACGCTTGTATTAAAGTTACACAATCTATATTTTTACGTCGTGTAATTTTAATACAAGCGTATTTTATTAAATAATTTAAAAGTTATGATTTCTAAAGACAGGTTATTGTATGGAGTGGTAATCAGACAGGACATTAAAACTTCCTTTATGTCATTAACTGGATTACAAGAGGCATATACAAGAAAAAGAGTGGAGATGGGGTGGAATGATAAGAGAATAGAAAATATTCTTTCGAACAAGGAGAGTGCAGAAAGGATATTTTATATTCTTAAAAAACAGAAATACATAAAAAGTGAAACCTTGAAAGAGTTTATGGATATAGTGGAAAACAACTCTTTGATAAAAGTAATGAAGTGGTATAATGCCTATAAGACTACAGGAAGAGGAACAAACAGAAATGTTATGTGTGATCCCTACATATGGGTATTAGTCGCTATAGAATTAAATCCTATGCTGTATGCAGAAGTTACTGGATGGTTAAATGATAAACTTATTTTGGATAGAATAGAGATAGGGGATAAATACAATACTCTTTCAAGGTCTGTATCAAAATTTGAAGATGTTGATTATATAGAAATGGCTGATAAGTTAAACTGGATTGTATTCAATAAACATAAATATGTTTTAGATAACAGAGCAACTCAAGAGCAGTTAAAAGAACTTGAAATGCTTCAATCTAATCTTGCATTTTGTATAGAAATGGGAACCATCTCTTCTTTCTCTAATTTAATGAACATGATGAGATCTATATATGTAAAGAAATGGGGAGAAGAGGCTGTAACTTCTAAAAACGTAAAATAATATGGGAGTAAAAGAAATAAGAGAACTACTTAGACTCTACAATCTCGAACATAGTGTCGTCCAGAACAAAAACTCTGGGCGGTATTCTATTATTCTCCATAACAACATCATAGGAACGAACGTAGATGGAGAGAAGGTAGTTGTGTTCAGAACCATTCCGGATGGAAGCAATACGTTCTCTATGGAGCGAAATAGATTCTATGAGGGGTTTGTAGAGGCTTTTGATGACGATAAGGCGATTGAAGCCGTAAGACAATATTTTGAGAATAACAGGAATGATAGGGTATAAGACGAAGATGGATTATATTACTATCGAAATGAGGTAAAACAACGATAAAGCAATGGAAAAGATGGATGATAATACTAAAAATATCCTTTATCCAAAAGGATCTATTTTTCGCATATTAAAAGATGATATAATCAGTGCCGAATTTAAAATCGTCAAAGGAGCTATAGCGGAGGCAGTATCAGACATAGAAGTAAATGATAAATATGCTGAGGTTTGTTGCAATGGGGAGACGTTCGTCATAGAAACGGATATTATGGATATTATTCTTACCAAAGACCCCATAGAAAACAAATCGGTGAAAAATGACATCATTGATGATAAACTACGATGGGATTTGCTTCCAATGGAAGAGATTGAGGACATTGTAAAAGTCTATCATGCCGGAGCCAAAAAGTACGATCCTAATACTTGGCAGAACCTTGACAACGGATTTGAACGGTACCGTGCTGCGATGTTTCGACACCTGATGGAATACATGAAAGGGGAAAGAATAGACTCAGATACAGGAGCTTTTCATCTTGCACAATGTGCATGGAATTGTATAGCTATGCTGTGGTATGATAAGCACGGGAAAGGATTAATACCATTAAATAAGGAGGAAAAGAAATGACAATAGAACAACTAAATTATTTATTAAGAAAAGAGCTTTATGCTATAAAAAACCATAAAGACAACATTGATAGAATCAAAAAAGAATACTTTGATTCCAATTATGGGTTAAAAGAAGGAGATAAGATCCGTATTTTACACGAAGCAGGAGATGAAATGATAGGCTTCTTGAAAAAAGTTGAAGTATGTGAAGACGGAGATCTGTACTTGACAATCCAAAAACAAAACGAAAAAGGTGACAGAGGCAGAGGGAAATGGAATATGTATCTATCATCAAAATTAATTAAAATAGAAAAATTATCAGATTAATAACGATATGATTAGAGCAAGATTTTACATTAAAAAATCCGACTGCGGTAACGACTACCGTCCAGTCAAATGGCCTATAAAATATCCATATTGGTGTAGTGCAGAATCCAGTAATTCATTTGTATTGGTGGCGTATGCTGAAGATGAAGACAACATAAAAGAACTGTGGCCGGAGGCGTATGATATTAATGTCTTAGAGAAAGATACCGAAATTAGATTCACATTAAGATTTCCTAAGCCGGAATGGTATGAATTATATGAAGAAATGTATGATACATTTGTGTGGATTACAGACACATGTCTGCAAGATGGTAAGATAAGAAAAGTAAAAGCTAAAATAGAAGATTATGATGGTACTTTATTAGCCCACACCCTTAACCGGTTAGCTCCTTATACGATAGGGTATCAAGCTTTTAAAAGTAAAGAAGAAGCTTTGAAATATGCAGAGGAACAGAGAACGTACCTGATCGAGTCTACTAAGAAACAATTGAATGAACTTGAAAATCTAAAATTTAAATGCGATGATTAACTATGCAGCAAAAGCCAGAAAAGCTTATTTGATAAACAATTTCGATAAGATTCTTAACAGTCTTAACACGCTTCATTCAACGGTTGAGACCATGACGTTGTTCGTAAACGACCAGGCTTATAATTACATTCTTAAGCTAAAGGAGGTAATTAAAACCAGTCCTATGTATAAGCACAATATCAAGCGTCTTTTAAATGACATGGACAAAGAGATAAAGAGGTACAATGCTTCTATCTACTACATAAACAAAGAACGTAGTGAGGTTATAGCTGATATAACACAAGCGATGGAAGATTGCCTCATGCCATACATAGACGATCTGGCCGGCGCTATAAGGGCAGCCGTGTGGTCGAAGGGTGTGTCCGAGGAGCGGACGGAAGCGGCGGTACTGTCCCTAATCGTATCCTCCTTGGCCACGACATCAGGCAGACTTATCTCAGGTGGATATCAGATCATGAAAGAAATGGGTGGGGGTCAAGGTGGTAATCCATTTACGTTTATGAGCATTGATAAGATAAGACACTTATCTACATCATTATCTGATGCTATTACCGGTGGGGAAATAGCTCTTGAAGAAAAAGAAGCCAATGACATAACTAAGGCAATGGATATTTTTATTGAGAAAATGTCTGATTCGGATATTGTTGATAAGGTGATCAGCATACTTGAAGAGGCTGAATCTAAAAATAAGGAGGAGCGATCGTGAATTATTTGGATGGGTATGTAGAAGAAGTTCTTTCTGAGCCGTACTATGATGATTACGGATCTGGGATTTTTAGGTGGTGGGTGAAAGTATCTTACGTTTGCGAAGGCATAGGAGCTGTCACTACCTTAATGTTTGATACGAGAGAAGAAGCGGAGACAGTAAAACCAGGTTACAAATTTTTATGCTGAAAATAATATGAAGTATTTTATTTTATTGATGGCACTTGTGTTATCATCATGTTCGCATGATAGTCAGGTTAATAACGGATGGGTTATATATGATCTACGTCCTTTAGAAGATGGATGTATAATGTATTATGGTGAAGACGGAAGATTTTCAATATTTAACAGTAATAGATTTATAAAATTCGTTGGATACCAAGGGGAATACAATATCGGAGATTCTATTAAGATCGTAAAAGTGAAATAATATGGAAAAGAATTTAAAACTCGTATGCCCAAAATGTGGCACCCCTCACCAGCCTCATTCTCCGCACACGATGGATGCAGATGGATTTGAAAGGTGTGAGATAAGAACTATCATGGAAGACAAGGGATGGTGCTACGAATGCTCTTTTTGGCAAAATATGTACGACAAGCACAAAGACGATCCTGGATGGATTAGGATAGACGGTGAAAGCTGGGTGCTTAAGCCTATGGTAGAAAACGTACCAAGAGGATGGAATAGCCTTGGATGCGGTGGAAGAAAAATGTATGTCAATATCGAAGGGAAGGGTATTGTTGCATCAAACAATTGCTGGTGTCAGGGTGATGTTTCGGACGCATTCAAGGATCTGATGCCTGATAATGCTACTTGGGCTACGAAGGAGGAATTTGACAAAGCTCCTGTAGTAGGACATATCATAGAAGGTATTGGTTTAGTTTTCACGGATAGGGGAGGTCATGAAGTTAATGCTTAGAAACTTATTTCATGTTCTGCTTATACAAGAAAAGATGGTAACTACAACAATCCCCAACCATACAATAGGCGTACGGTTGGGGATTGTTGTCATATCGTAAAATTAAGTGTTTTTTCTAATATCAGATATTCAGTATGAACTTTACTTCCGCCATCATCTATCAAGTCCAAATTAATATAAGCTGTATATGATACATGATGATCACCAGGAGTAAGACGTTTCATTTCTGATAAGAACATAGAATTTAAACCTTGGCCAGACCATGATTCTGGATATGGCAAAGGTGTAAAGTCGGCATCTGTACATCTTATAGCCCAAGTAAAATTAGGATCTGCCCTAACTATTCTATCATGAGGTCCATCAATTACAAGATCTGACATCTCATATTGGTAACTATCATAATTAAGGACAATAGGATCACTAAAGTTTACACCGTATATAGCAGCAGGTGGAGTAAAGCTTGTTATTAAAAAGGTTCTATTAATCCTATTGGTTGTTCTTAGCGTAAACTCATCAGGTGCTATCACACTTACTCTAAATCCATAATAAGGAGAGGTTGTTAAAGCAATAGCAAGAACCACCGAATCCTGTTCAAGCAATTCCTCTGTCGTATCAACCCTATTATCGATCTCTTGCCTATCTTCCATTGGAACACCGCCTTGGACACTTATGGAATCCAGCCGTTCTTTTTTAGACAGAAAGATAAATTGCCCGCCCTGTGGAATAGTGCCTACTTTCTTTCCTTCTACGATTACCCCCCCCCTATACAATCGCTAACTATCTTATACTCATATAGTTTAGCATTATTTTCAAATCTTCTTCTCATAATTTCATAAAATTAATTCAGTAAAGGGGCGGACATAACGTGGATTACTCCTTGTACTTGTATCCAAATGATCTCCTTGGATGTTTATATCATAATACCACGAATAGGTAAATTGTGTAGATTGAGTGGATGTCCACATTCTATTACTCATTATCGTACCTCCTACCATTAAAAGGCATTCGTTTATTTCATTCGCATACAATGATATCAAAAAAACTCTCCGGCGCCACCTACATATCCATTTTGACCATTTTTAAATAAATAGCTATTAGCTTTATTAAAAGCGTAATTTTCATTACTGGTATCATATTCAAGATACGCATTCTGATTTTCACGCCCCCAATAATCCTTTTTAACGGTCTCCATATAAGAACTATTTTGTGCAAATACATTATCTACTCTTCCATCCTTACCCCAACGAAATGTGCCAATATATTCGGTGGCTATAACAAAACACACTTTATCTACAAGAGCTATTCCATTGCATAGATCATTGGAATATCCTTTATTAGACCAATTTTCTTTTGTATATAATCCTCCATCTACATGTTGGATGTATATGCCTTTATTGATTATAAGCGAGGGATTTACCCCCATCCCTATTTGAAATCTTCGTCTTATGATTTTTGTTTGCAAGATAGCAATAATTGACAACATAAAAGAAACCGGTTCTCTATCATCTCTGACTGAGAACCGGTAAGAAAACAATTTCAGAAGAAATTAAACCTACATAATCTTTCAAGTAAGAACAAAAAAACGTACAATCTACTCTTTGACGATGCTAATATAACATATTGGAATCATACAAAAACAATGCAAGTCCGATATTCTTCGTCTATTTGTAACTAACGTCATCGTCTCCTTCCGAATCAGGAGTAGCGCCGATGAAGAACATCATTGACTTGTTGTTTGTCTGCTGCCACCAATTATAGGCGCGCGCTACGTCTTCCGGCGTCTTGATATTATACCATTGTTTGATAAACGTCTGTTTGGCGAGTTGCCTAAATAACTTAAACTCTCCTTTGTATGTGCCGGATGTTACTTTATCAAGTGAGTAATTCCTAAGATCAGTAAGATCCTTCAACTTCCGCCCCATGACAAACGGGTCGTTAATGATATCTACAACGTTAAGCTCCATAATAAACGGCATCTGTGAAGCTATTTCGTTTATGGTTCTGAATCCGACATAGGATCCAAATTGAGTAAGCCAACTTTCTTCGTTTTCATCATCATCACGCCATCCGGCAAGAAGCATGGATACGGCTTGCATGATAAGGAACGTGCCGGCATAGACACTGAGACGTTTTATATTGGTTTTCTCTACCTCATTCATATTGTCTTTATTTTCGTTCCAGGCATCTATGATGTTTTTCATACCAGACTCGGAAGCTAAGCTAAATGTTTTGGCTATCATATTCTTTAACGTAATTGACAGTCCTTCCTCTTCTTGCATTGTCTGGAAATTGAAGCCACGTCTTTTCCACAGACGTTGAGCCGCCAGCACCAACCATCCTCGGTGGGCGGTCATGAACCTGGCTATCCAGTTGCGCGATGCGGCAGTTCGGTTTTCTTCATTCAAAGATCCGTTACATATCTGCGACAAGCTACGAACTTGATTTCTGGTTATAGCCATCTGGGTTTCAACTTCCTCAACAGTAACACCCGATCCTGGCTTTACAACCACCTTCCCATCCACGACGTCTACCATACTCCATAAAGTACGATCTTTTAATGCATTCCATTCTCTTTTTATGGTACTCTGTTCTTTATTACGTTCTTTTTCCATCTTGAAATCTTGGAACGTGTAGAACCGGCCTTTGTAATAACGAACATTGTCCATAGTAGCAATCATAACCTGCGGATCAAGAGGGTAGTTCAGGATTTCCATAAAAGCATACATAGGCGAACGCATTAAGGTCCTGGCCGCTCTATTGTATCCGGCACCATACATACGATTTCGGATATTGAATATCCCCATTCTCTCACCTATGACATATAATTTGCTTTTCCTATCTATGTCTCCGGTTTCTGCTATACAAGATGGCGCAAGACGTGAAAACTCAGCCGATGCGTATTTAAGGGAGTCTTTGCTTATATACTGTCCTACGGCAGATTCCATGATGAGGTTGATATGGCCGGTAAGGGCGCCGGTAGCTGCCACAAACGGAGACAGTGCCAAGTTCATGACCGACATAAACCTTTCAACAGCCATCATAATTCTTGTAAGGTCTACCGTATATCCTCCGATGTTCACCGTAAGTTTTTTGGTGTTCATCCTAATGCCATAATAATGATCGTTGAAGAAGTCCCTGAACATCTGATATGCTTGGGTTGCTTCAGCCTTCTTACCACCCTCAAATTGTTTATTCAGTAACATCTGCTCCAGTCCTTGGGCAAGCTCTATAGACTTCTGCTTTTCGTTATATAACGATGACTGCATCATAAGCATCGAATAAGAGTAGCCAAAATCGTGAGATACATCATCTTGGTTCTCTAATTCATATATGTAGTATTTAGGTATGGACCGAACCCTATCTTCCGGATCATATACCTCACCCTGACGTGTTTTACCATACAGGGAGTCATCTACGCGGTCAAGACATAAGTCGGATACGAAGTTCCTGACCGTACTTTTAAGGCTGATACCTAACCCTTCTATACGTTCTATATCTTGTTTGGATATCTGTGGAATAGCATACAGGTTCGGGCTCTGCTCTTTGTATAGATCAAGGGATTGTCTTTTTATTTCCTTGAGTTTTTGAATCATATTCCACTGCTCTATGTTTTTAGTAGCAACCTCATTACCATCAGCATCATACTTAATGCCGAAGTCGTTGAAATATGATTCATCACGATACAGGCTTTTCTTAGGCATGCGATGACCATACCCATGATCTTTTACATAATCAGGATTACGGCCGCTATTTTCGGCTTCAGATTCAGCCACCCATGCCCTTGCAGGATCGAAAGACAGGTACGATATGTCCATGCCATAATCTTGGGTGGATGTACCGTTTTGTACGTCCTTAACCATCTGCGCCACATCTATCTCACCTCGACCGATTTTGTCGATCATAGCCGCATATCCGGTAGGCGCCATGCGTTTATAGTACGAAAAGACCTGGCTCCTGGCAAATTCATTAACGATATCGTTCACTTCAGCTACTCCGTTATCGTGTCCAAATATGTCAGACATCTTAGCTCTAACCGCATTCCTAAAATCTCTACGATCTAGCTTTTTATCTATTCCCAATTTTTCTGACAAGTAGTTGGTTTCAGAGACGGTAAACATATACCTGTTATCTTGAGCCATGAATAACTTATCTCTAAGAGCCTGAATCCTTTTGGCTTTTTTGGCAGTAGTATGACGCTGTGCAAACTGCCATTCAATTTCCTTAGAGTCAGCAAGAGCACTTAAATAAGACTGATTTACTTCGTTTTCAGCCTTACTGCTTTTAGTAAGGTACTTATCAATATCTTCAAGACCCACCATCTTAGCATAATCTATCAAAATAGCGTAATCGGCTTCAATAGCTTCAGATGCGGCCCTAAAAGCATCTCTTTCAGATGAGGTAAATGTCGCTTCATTGATTTCTCCGATATCAGCCACATCGCGATTGTTTCCGATTATTTCCTTGATAATGGCCTTATTTTTTTCTATATCTTTTACAATCGAGTCCACATCAGTCGCATCTCTATCACTTGTCGTAGAACTAATGATATCATGCGCCATTTTAAGATACGAAGCCTTGTTATTTGATTCGGTACGCGCCGACTGTTCCGATTCTACGTCATTCCAAAACCGATCGTTGAATGACAGGTGACCCCCCAACATAAGCGTCTTCAGCGCAGCTTCTCCTCCAGACTCGCTCTGAATCGTTCTTAATTTTTGCAAAAACGATTCTGATACGGCATTAGTGGCATTATTTGATTCTTTTCTCCAAACTTCATTTATGGCTTGTATTTCTTTGGCCATCTTAAGTTGGTCGCCGGTTTTTTCCACTCTCCTGGTTCCTACATATATGTATTCCGAAGCTGCCTCCTTACGTTGTTTACGAAGCAGTCCTTCTTCTTCGTAGTTACTACTCTTATAGTAGGCAACCTCATCAAAATTACCACCGCTATCAATAAAAGGCTGCCTCAATATCCGTTTTTGCCGGGATAAGGCATTAAGGTATTCTTTGGTTGTTTGAGAAACCGGATGTCCTAATTCTTCTTCAGCCTTTTTGTATATGGATTCCATTCTTGTGGCATAACTTTCACTAAATTCCAATTCTGAATTTTCAGCATCCCACTTTTCCATCTGCTCCGTATAGATCTTTTCCTGCTCGATGGTAAAAATATCGGTATTAACCCTATCGGACGATGGTTTAAATTTAGCGTTTTCAGTAACCGTATTTCCGTCCTTGTCAACTACTTCTCTTTTAAATACGTAATTACGGTTATTGTCAACCACATCACCAATTTCTTCTTCTGATATCTCTATGTTCATGGCAGTCGCAAACGCTCGCATCTGCGCCAGCTTCTTATTACGATCGTATTTAGCCATATCAAGAGCACTACGAAGGTAATTGGAAGTTTTGCCGTCTACTTTCTGAAGCAGTTTTTCAAATTCAGATTTGTTAAAACCATGCTTTTTAGCATATGCCAGGAAGTCGGATATGGCGGGCTGGGCATTCACCATCGCATTGTAATTGTCTTTGGCAATCATAGCTCCAAGAGCGTTATTGAACGGGCTGGAAGAATGCTCTAATATACCAAACCACCTACTTATCCAAGAAACATCGTGTTGAACCTTGTCAAAAAATTCTTTTACTCTCTTTACCTTATCTGCCGGCACATGAAGTTCGTTCATTAACTTATCAAGCAACGTACTTTCATCAAGGTCTTGTACTGATTTAATATCAGACTGAATACCATTGATGTCGGCAATGACGGTATTGATCCTATTTGTATAATCCTGCTTTTCACGTTCATCAAATTCGGTACTTCTGTTACGGATATATCCTCGAAGATCGTTCATGATCGGAAGAACCTGATTGTTGATAATATCTACGTTCTTTCGATCATTGGTATTGAAGTGAAGCTTACCGTCTTTGGTATCACCATGAAGGATGGTGTTCACCACATTACTTAAGTATCTAACCTGAGCTTCGGCTGTGGAGATCATGCTGTTCATGGCAGCCGCCATCTCATTCTTGTCTATTTCGGTCTCTACCTTATTTATCTTATCTTCTATGGTCTTAAGCTGAGCAAGGGTCATAGACGTAGTTACAGCCCTATCAGAGCTTATCTGACGTAAGTCTCTTAATGTTTTTCTTAGTGATCTGATCTTAGACTCAAGAAACTTGTTCTTGTTCATAGAAGAAAGGGAGTATAATGTAAAGTCATTATCCTTTAACAGAGAAGTGTCAAATCCTTTATCTATGTCAGTAATGGCAAGATCACGAATGTTTTTAATAACGTTATTCAAATCTTGTCTTTGGGTTGATAAAGCTGATTTAAGCCAGCTTACGATTCCAGAGAGAAGCTGCCGGACGCGCCCCAGGAAGGAGGTGGGCTCTACCGGCGCCTGTGCTGTGCCGGTCTGCATCTCCATGGCGAGGATCTTTCCAAGAATTTCTCTCCTAACAGCATTATCAAGCTCAGCTCCTTCATATACCTTACCGTATGTATTATAATACTGACCTGCATACTGGTTCCACTCTTCCGTACCTTCTACATCTTGCAGAACAGCCTCAACGGCATTCTGATCTCTGTATGCCTCTACAAGGAAGTGGGCTGTTTCTTCTACTAAATCAGATAAAGTAGCATCTTCACCAACTGCTATTACGTTATTGGCAATATCCGCCAATGCCTTAGCAGAAGGTTCATGCCCGTATTTGGTTTGGTACTTCTCTATATAGTCGGTCATACCTATGACACTAACGCCAAGAGTTTTCAGTATCTCGACAATAGAATTTCGTTGATCACGTTCCTGCCTGCTATAATCTGATACGATCTTAGCTTTAGTATCAGCATAAAGATCGTTGTCTTCTAATATGAATGAAACTACAAGCGCATCAAAATGATCGTACTTGGCGTCCAATTCATTGTATCTTCCTGACTTAAGATCGTTCTTTATCTGCTCTTTGCTAACCCTTTCCGTTCCTCCGGTGGCGAGCCTCATAGTTACCTTACTATTATCCAACGAGCTTATGGTTATCATACCTTGGTCGTTCATGGAAACATCGGAACCAAAATGATTACGGAGCTCGGTGTAGGATAAGGCTGAATTGAAAAGTCTAATTTGTCCTGTATGTCCTTCTCCTGTAAGATAATAGCTTCTTGTTTCAGGATCGAATATCTTAGATCCGGACAAAAGACCTTTCTTTATAAGGTAGTTAATTATACCACCTTTTGTTGATAAAGAAGTAGAAGCAGACGCGGTCATGACCGGTATAAAAGACTTGGGATTATTAAGAACATACTTTCCAGCTTTGTAAGTAATGTCTTCCACGCCATCCACGGTAGATTCTTGAACGGTGCCTGATAAGAACCCTATTCTAATATCATTCCCGCCAGAGCGAAGAGCTTCTCCGTAATCTTCAAATAATTGACTACGATCGTTCATGAAAAACAAACGAGGCTCTCCGGTCTGATACGTTACACCCACAGGATTAGAATCTGTTTCTGGTAACTCCTCTGGGCTAAATATCTTAAGACCATCTTTTATAACCATATAATTAACACCCTTATCCTGTACCATAGATACGGGAGTGAAGTCCGAAGATATAGCATCTTGTAGATACTGCCCGGCGTCTATTCCCGGTCCTTCCGGTACGGAAATACTTGACGGGACCATAGCATCCACCAACATAATATTATCACCCAGATTTTGGCTGTAGAATCCAAAGCCCGATTCTTGGATTTCATAAGGTACATCTGATTTTGACACAAGAACAGGATTACTCATCTTAGAAGCCTTATCCAACACCCTTTCTCTATAGGCTTCCGGAATAAGATCGATGTTGGATTTTACCTTATTATAAGCCGGTTTGTTGATAGGCACTCTCTTTCTCCAGTCGCCAAAAGCCTTTAAGAACTTATTAGAAAATACGGTTTTAAAAACAGTAGTGGCCCGTTCCCTGTTCTCCATAAGAGGAATAGATGCTATTTTATCAAATAACATAGACCTGTCCCCTGATATGGTAGAGACAGAAACAACTTTCTTTTTATTATCTCTTTTAATAATACACGCTGATGTCATAGTAAAACATTTTTGTTATGAGACAAAGGTAGTTAAAAATCAAGCATATCATAAAAAATAAAGCCACCTAACTTCTCAGTCTGATGGCTTAAAAATGATATGAAAAAAAATTATAATCTGACGAAAAATCGTCAAGTTCAGCTTATATGTAATGCATGTACCCATCTCGGTGTATAAACCTTCCCGATTCAAAGCGCTCAATATCTTCAGGGCAAATAGGGCCTGAATCCTCTCTCCTGGCTTCAAACCAAAGCCCCGGCTTGCGAAGTCGGCAAGTTATGATATAGTTGAAGCAATTGTGCGTAAAATGGAAAACAGATCCTACAGGGAAATACCTATCAGCTTGAAATACGATTCTTTTTCGTTTAGTATCAAACGTGATATCTCCTACTATCTTAGCCACGTAATAGCTTCTGCCATTTAACGTTTCATCTGTTTGTGGTATCCAATAATAACCTCTTGACATGCCACAAATATATAAAAAAAATCGGACAAGATACATGTCCTACTTTATATTACTTTGATTCGTTTTCAAACCGCTTTATAAGAGAAGCAATATCATCACCACAAATAAACATCATTCGACGTTCTTCTTTTGGTTTATGAGACACTGGGATGGTTTTGTTTATCTTAATCTGATTCGCCAGACCTCTGCCTAAACGAATATCAACTTTTTTACCTTTCATGAATTATTTGTTTAAACAGACCAATTCCATCTATTATAATATGACCGCTTTGCATACGACCATTATTAGGATTATGTAGAAAATTGAAACCACTTTCTTTTTCCTGTTTTTCAAAAGAACTGATATCCTTTCCTCTACGGGCTCTTTCAAAAGCTTTCTTGAACAACTTGCCTCTAAAGGTCTTGACGAGGATCTTGGTAGCGTTATTGCCGGCTCTTACCATTGCTTTCCTTGCCTGGTCCTCCGAGACAAAACTGCTTCGGAAAATATACGATGCCGCTGCTTGTATATCTTGTTTAGTCATCATATGCCAAACATTCCTTTCAGAATACTGATCTTTATTCCGTATATCAATTTCATCTCATCTCTATCATATACGCCAAAAAAGGATTCACTGGGATCCTTTGGATTTACGCTCAGTTGAATTATGCAATTGTAAAGATAGACCTTAAGTTCATAATTATCAGAGTATCTATCCCATATGGTTTCAAATGTCTTAATTAATTCTTCAACAAGTACTCTGCTAAATGAAAAAGGTTCTCTACAATTACCTTTAAATATGATATGATTTAAATCATTGGTATTATCAAATTCATACTCTACCCGACTGTCGTCCATCATATCATAAGTGATTGACTTTTTGATTTTAAACCCCATGTTGTTTTGTTTTTTTAGTTAATATAGATCTTCTGAATACAATTGTTCTCTAATAGCACTCCTATCTACTACCATTTCCTGATTATTGCTCTTAACAAGTTCAGATGCTTCCTCTCTTGTTAAAAACCGGTTCTTGCTCGTCAAAAATCCTTGAACACTGCGGTTTTTATGGGCTATACCGTATGCCGCAAGTTGAGATATTATGGAACAATGTCTCAATCCACAAAATACGGTTCCGGATGGTATGTTTACTGGACCGTGAGGCTTGTTCTTGTGATCTTGAACCCATATAGCTGCGCATACAACAATTTCCTTATCACACATAAATCAATAATTTAAAATACCGTTTTTACCAATATGCTTCTTTTCTTCTTCAGTAGGCCATTCTTTCTTGAACCTACCATGCCACGTTCCAGGAACCACCACCAGTTTATCATCCTTATCATATTCAATAGCGGCACATTCAGAACAAAGAGGCTTGCCTTCATATCCCTTTAGCGACTTATCATAAATACGATTCTTACAAGGTCTTATAAGAGCCCAATAACAGGATGTGGCTGTATTATCTATACAGCCACACTTTGAACATACAAACAAACTCATCCCGCAATCTCCCAGTAATTAAACATAATATCATGTTTGGTTGGATTCCAATTTGATGCTACTTTTTGACCTGTATCTATCATCAATATATTTACGTCAGATTCTGCAATAAGCATACAGATATACTTTTTACCCCAATCGATTCTTTTTATCTTACGACCTAATTTAAGCTGTTCTAAAGCCTGTTCGAATGTCATGCCACGACGAGGCAGTTTGAGATACTTTTCAAGTCTGTCGGAGGCTTCATTTGGTGTATGGCCATCGTATTCGAAAGCGGTTTCTCTTTCAGGAACATCAAACAAATCCCAGTATTTGCTTTCATAGTGATTAGATACCTGACCGGTAGGTAGGATCGCCATCACAATAAACCAATCATCAGAACCGAAGCATTTTTCTCCGTCGCTGTGTCTCCTTGATTTGCAAACTTCAACCTGTCCGCTTCTGGCTAATAGATTAAAGAAGGCAGCGTTATACAACATGCGATACCGATACAATTCATTGAAAGTGTGGTATCCGTCAGAGACTTCTCCCACGTCTACAGGCTTCTTGTTTTGAATACTACCCAAAATCTTCTCTACATAGAGCTGTATTTTATACAGACCCATTTCGGTGTGGCCGTATTTGTTCAAGATCTTATTGACATCGTATTGTATATTAAAATCTTTTTCAAATTCTACTTCAGGATGATTAGGATAGTAGTAATCTACTGATGCTTCTAACACAGACTTGATATGCTCTACTATCCTCGTGGCATCATCATGTTTTAAGAAATTCTTGAATCCCTCAACGAATTTAATATCTTCTTCGATTGTTGATTCGAACTCTTCTTTTGTCATTACTCTAACCACATCTTTAAAATCTTTTAATTCCATGATTTGTTTTAAATTAATTGTTACTATACTTTCTTTATCCTACAATACAAACCCCACAAAAACTCAGCGGAGAAACTATCCCATACATTATTCTTCTGCCAAAGTTCTACTTTGTTAACAAACCAAGACCATGTGGGACCCTCATATGAAGAATCAGATGATGATCCCAATCCGATTTTCTCCATTTCATTCGCCACATCAGAATAAGGATCTAAATCGACTCCCCTAATCATGTTAATAATATCATCCTTGTCTAACATAAATTGAAACCGCTCCTTGTTAGTAGGCGGATCTTGATTCAATTTACCAGTCGCAAGCCATTCTCCATCATGATACAATTCGATAAGTTTCTTTACCTTATTTTAAAGAAAAGAATACTCTTGTATGACTTCCATAAAATCAGCTTCGTTAGCTTTACCCTCTATGAAGATAACGGTTTTGCTCCCAGGTCTATGATCGTCTAAGCTTGCCGGGATTCCCAATATCGTCCATCCTTTAAACTCAGCTATCTTAAAACGCATAACGTCAAACACCTTATAGAAATCATCACAATCTACAGATTCTATTACCTTAATATCCTCTTCTGTGAATTTACCTCGTATTGGAATAACGTGATGACCGGGGCAGCCATCGGTTCCGAAATATGCGATTCTAACCATGATATTTACAATATTTTAATTTATTTTGCTAAAACACTCATATAACATGGCACATCTACTACATCTCTTCTACGGATGCGCTTATCAAAATAGGAAACCATATAAGTATTTTTACCTTCGTGATCAGGTCTGGGATCGAAACATTCAAAAACGAATCTTGTTACACCTTCCAAATGACCAAGCATAAAAACAAATTCGCCACCGTATCTTTTATTAGCCAATTCTTCTACGGTCATAATCTGTCCCCTCCTAATCCTGAATTGATGCTAACGTACTTGACACGAACTTCATTTCCACGTCCAAGCTGACCCCAGCCGGGCGATGGCGTTCCCTTGGCCGGAGCAGGGACAGCCCTAAGCCGATACCAGTCCTGCTTTTGCCTCATGGCTTCGGCCTCTTTGTAATACCGGTTACACAGTTCTTGATCTTCGTAACCAACGTAATCTTCCTTATTTTCCATATAGAATACTTTTTCAACAAATGTACGACATTTATGAATTAATTAGATTTAAAATAAAACAATATGAATTAAAATAAAAACCCGATACGTTAAAATCGCATCGGGCCTGGTATTGGGAAAAATAGGTTCAGATCTTGGGTAAAGATTCGAGCCAATTTTTAACATCTTTATATTTAGGGTCTTTGTCTATTCTATCTTTCAGTTCATGCAATGCTGAGTCCATAACCGTATTCGGTACGCCAATCAACTCTCCTATTAAATACAATGGGGTTTTATTCGATTTAGATTCGTGTGCTATATTCATGTCAAAAAAAAGTTATGTGAAACAAACCGGCCACGGGTATTCTATTGCCCGCCGACCGGTATAACATTTTTATTCTTTTTTTCCAAACGGGAAAAACGGGAATGCGGGAATCATATTTTTTACTATGGCTCCCGCACCACCGGAAGGACCTGGGTCTGGATCTCAGGTCAGATCCTTCCAGTTTATTTTTTCGCCGAGGTAATCTTGCACGGCAAGCCATCTTATAAAGGCTACTCCTTCGGGAGCATCCGGATCATCCAAATACATTAACGTAGCTTTCACCAACTCGTTCTCACATTTGAAGACCTTCGGAAAACCATCCGAATAGTACATTGCAAAGACATATTGGACATCGCCCCATGTCGCTTTATCCGGCTTCTTCGCTCCGCACTTTTCAAAAATATCTTTTATTTCCGGCTGCTTCCAGATCCTCTTGGATCCATCGACGTTGACCATCTTCTTTACCGCCTCATCAGCGAGAGCATTAGAAAAATGGTAGCCGTAAGTATCTACATATTTCTGATAAGCTGGATCCTCTGCGTCTGCTCCTCAATAAGAACGACCTCTGCCACGTCCGCGACCTCTGCGCATCTGAGGTCCGTCACCGTAGTATCTGTCGTCTCCATAGTAATCGGTCGGGTAGGATTCGTAACCCATCCTCCGGTATTCCCGGTCTTCCATTTCATGACGACGTTCGCGCTCTTCGAGCCTTCTTTCCCTTTCTTCCAGCTCGTTTTCTCGCTCTTCCATTTCCTTCATCTTCTCATGCATACCGTAATGGTCGTAAATACCACCACCGTACCCCATGTACGTCCCATCAGAACGCCGGCTTCTGCCTCTGCCTCCACCTCGTCTGTCTTCTATCTCGTCATATCCAGGATATTCTCTGTGTCCTGAATTTAAATCATATACTATCATATTATACTTATTTCAAACGTTCTACAATTAACTTCTTTAAATCTTCGAATGAATCAGTAAGGTCATTCACCTTATTTTCTATACCAGCTATTTTACGATCCTGCTCTCTCGTTTGTTTGAATGCCGGATTGATGTCTTCTAATATAGATTCACAAGCCTCTATCTTGGCACGATGGGCATCTACGCTGTTTATTATGTCTTGACTGGTGTTTTTTATAGCATTCAGTTCGTTCATAATCGGATCTATGCTGGTAGATAATGTTATGCCCATAGCCTTAGCCACATTCTGGGATTCCGGGACCGTATAGGTCTTGGTTTCGCCAGTGAGCTCTACCGTCAGATCCACCACGCGGGTCTGCATCGCCTGATACTGACCTGGCTGAGGAGGAAGATACCTGGGTTCGGATACGGCTACTACCTTTCCCAATTCGTATTTAGGTACTGTATTAGTATCAAGGGTATGTACCTGAAACCCTTTCTTCAAATCTGAAAACATGATCAAAATATTAGTTAGGTGAAAATAGGGTGATGATCTTCATCACCCTACTGAAATCATTTACCTGCTTTAACTTCAGACGCCTGGGCTGTTGTTGTCGGAACACAACAATCCATTAATCTTAACACGCCACGAACTTTATTGAAGTACAGAAGGCGTTCTGTGCCATTTACCATAGCAGCACCCGTGACAGCTACGTTAATAGGGTTCACGACATTCACTCCCGTAACCGGGCAACAGGTGTCGGCTCCTACTGTTGAAACTGTGCTGTTTGCCGGGACCGCAATCTGTACCGGTAGAGCACTTCCGGCTGTAGGGACTACTTGCCTTATCTTAAGAAGGATAAGACCCTCACACGGAAGGGCGATCCAAGCCCGTGGGTTAATACCGAAGACTGTATTTGTCGTACTGACAATAACATTCTTCGTAACCATCTCATACAACGATCCTATTTTAGAAACACAAGCCATATTAGCCTCCTTTCTTAATAAAATCAGACAGCAGCGTTGTTATTGCAACATCCGTTGTTACATCCGCATCCGTTATTACAGCAACCTCCTCCGAATACTTGTCCCCAAGTATAAGCCTGGTAAGGAGAACAAGAGGGGTAGGCCGGGACGGCCGTCGGGCGTAATTGACCAACGATATTCTGGGTTTGTTGCTGAGATAATGCCGAAGCTGTCAAAGCCGCTTTTTCTTCACGAAGTTGAGCAATAGTGTTCTGCATCTCCCTCATTTCCAACTGACAGAATTTGTCGTTGATCATAACGGTTTGGGCGTCAAGTTTCGCAGACAAGATATTGAATTGGCTTGTAGCTTGCTCACGATTGTTAGCCAGACCTTGGTTGAGACCGTTCTGCAAGATATTGGTTTGTTCCAACGTGCGAAGCTGGTTATCAAAACCTTGCTGAGTAATCATTCCCTGAGTCTGGCAAGTGCTTTGATTGATCAACGAACTCAAATTGCAGCAGCAAGAGCTGATTTGATTTCCTATTTCACAACCTTGTTGTTGAACTGCGTTGATAACAGCCTGAGAAGTCATACCTACCTGACCAGCTACTTTATCAATAGCACCCTGTACGTTGCAGATAGCGTTTTGAAGTTGAGTAGTAGAACAGTTCAAAGCAGAAGCAATCTGATCTATGGCGCTACGATTACCTTGAATTGCCTGCATCAAAAGTTCACGACCGTAATCGTTATTCAACTGAGCCGGCAAACCATTGGCACAACAATCACCGCCATTTCCAAAACCGTTACCGAAGCCGCGTCCACCCCACAGCCAGAACAAAACAATTATCCAGAGCCACCAACCGTTAGCCCCACCGAAACCGTCCTGGTTGTTACGACCGTTCATCAAAGCCGCCACCAGATTCGGATCCATTTTATTACCACCTATCAAATTAGCAAACATGCCGGGAATCATTGAAAGAAGACCGTTAGTGGCTGCACCATCACCGTTAGCCCCGGCTCCATCTAAAAGGACGATTTTATCACCACCCATAATTTTATAGTATTTAATTGTTAAACATACGTGCATGAAGCACGTAACAAAGTTCATGATTGTAAGGTGGAATATAGGTGTGTTTATTTCTTATAGAAGAGAAATATTTTCAGCAAAAACAGAAACAAAAAAAGGTAGTGTTTTTTATTCTTTCAAAACACCACCTGTAAATAAACTTAAGCAAACTTGCCATATTTTAGAAACACATTTTTGAGTTTTCCTTTTATACCATTTAAGGTCACTTCATATCCGGAGCCTGTCATGTATATGGTTTGTTGATTGATTCTATCACCAGAATACTTATCTATGAAATAAGACCTATACACTCCATACCCTTTAACTACAACATTGCTATATAGCTCCCATTTGCCAAGACCGTTCCTAAACATGAATTTAGCTTCTTCAAGGAATGAGCGAAGATTCTTTTCAGCAATAATAACACCATTTTGCTCTAACTTCTTTGCAATATCACGAATCAGCCACATATTGTTATGGTCTACTTTCCTAAAAGACTCGGCAAATTCTACATCGGGCTTGTGTTCTTCTATTGTTTTCAAAGCTTGTTGCTTCTCTGCCTCTGCCTGCGACTTTTCGGCTATAGCTTTTTGAGCAGCTTCATATTGATCAGCCCAGGCTCTTGCTGCATCTGCCGGATTAGAAAAGTCAGGGACCAAAATTCCCTTTCCACCGGAACTTGTTTTATATTCTCCTGTTTTACGAATAGAAGGAAGAACCTCAGATGTTACCCATTTCTTAAATCTCTTAGCAGACTCTAATTTTGAAGATAATATAAGAGAATATAAACCAGATTCATTAATTATTCTTATACTATCTATATATCTGGTTTTCAATATAGATCGTTTTACGCCCCATTGATTATCAGATACTTGCAAAAGCATAGAATCATCATCATCTACATGTCTTTTTACCGCATCTTTAGCATTTATATATCCAAGAGATTTAGCCACATCTGACGCCACAAACCAAACATCTCCTTTTGGATCTACAATAATTCTAAGCTCTCCAAAATCCGAACTTTCAAAAACAGAAACTTTATCCATGATAAAAAAAATAGGCCCAAAAGAGAATGTCAGATCCCACTATGACAAACCCTAATGAGCCAAAAATATCTTTCAACATCAAACAACCAGAGATGGGATCTCGTTGTTCATTGTTTCTGGAGCAAAGATAGGAACAGGATTTTAAATAGCAAATATTTTAATACTTTTTAAATCAAACCAGGGCCCGCATCACTGCGAGCCCTGATCTACACTAATCTAAACTAATACCATGAAAAACTTAAATCTAAAAACTAAAGAACACACAAATGTAGGAAAATGTATGCCTTTCACAAAGAATCTGTATCCTGTTCTTTTGTGTGATTCAAGACATGGGATATAGTTCTGATACTTAATCCGGTTTGATTTTGTATCAGATTATAAATATAGGATTTTGAAACTACAGTTCTTAATTGACCTAAATCATTCATAATGTTTTTATACATAAGATGAATGCTGTTGTTACGTTTGATGGTACTGATTCTCATTTCCTACTGTTATTAGTTACGTTCGGTTCTTACTTTTTCCTTATTTCCATAATCCCTTCCTGAAACTAATATTGCAAACTTAACAAAAATAATTCATAAACAATGAAAATCTAACTTTTCTTGTATGTTATTGATATACGTGCATATATAAGAAAAGTGAGACTTTCACAAGCCCCACTTCCCAAATTGTAATTATAAAAAAACTATATATGTGTACAAAAATTATTTGCATTCTAATTTGTTAAGATCATCCAATTCAGACTTGCTTACGATCATATCTTGCGTCAAGCCAGATCTGTTTTGGTATGGAGCGTAATCGGTTTCTACCGTCTTAGCCTTCTGAGTAGAATCGTATTTCACCTCCGATTCGGTTCCTGTCAGATTTTGGTAGATAGAGCCGGAACTACTTTCGCCGACTTTAGTGAACACTATGTTTCCTATTCTGATAAAATTATCATACAAACCTTCTACGATAACATTATCATCCTGATTAGTTATGTTATGACCCCGAACCTCATTTAAGAGATTAGGATGTTTTGTAAAAAGATCGTGATAGAAATCAGAACCGGCATATAACATATCATAATAATCCAAATAGAACAGATCTGTAAAAGAAGGATCGGTGCTGCTCATGCTATACTCAAATAACTGCTCACGATCATTACCTGCCAAAGATAGTTCAATTTGTTTTAACGTATCCGGATCTGAAACGGTAAGACCCAGCAAATGATCCGGTTTGAAATCAAGATACTTGTATGCCCCTTCATACACTTCCGTATTATGAAGCTTATTTTCAAGATAAGATTGGTATAAATCGAATAAGAGTAAAGGATTCTCTTTGTCCTGCTTTCTGTTTATGTATCGGCTAAACTCCCGTTCTTCATTAACATACGGACTTTCAGGAATAACAAGATGACCGAACGCCAATCTGGTAGCATTCATCTCTTCCGTATTCTGAGAATCGGTATAAGACAGGATGTATTTTTTAATAGAATCAGCAAGGACCTTACTATCTACGTTTTCCACGCGGCGCTTATCTAAAACACCATCCTTAAAACAATATTCAGGATAGATACCAGGTGGGAAATAAGTTAGACTCCGCTTGGCAAGCTCGGCAGCTATATCGTACAAATCACCTAAATTATCTCTTTCTACCTTATGATATAGGTTTCCACCAAGATAAAGCAGAGAATGATTTTCAAATGCCGATACCGGATCTATGTCAGATTCCATATAAACGATATTCATATTATCCATATACTCTGGCAGAAACATAACACGGCGATCCCTGCTATCTCCAAGAACATTATCAATAGCAGAAGCTAAGGTAGGAGCATAAGTGTCATCGTTGTGCCTTGCTACATAAATATCGAGATCCAACATCAAGCTATCAATTTTATTCAGCGATTCTTCTGTTCCGTCGTATGCTTTAGACGCCCCTACGATATCTATACCAAGACCTACACAAGCCTCTTCTACGTCCCATATCATACTTCTAAGGTCTTCTTCTGTATCAGCATTAACCCTATTTAGAAAGGCTGATATACGAGCCCGTAATGACTCAGCATTAATAGGGCTATAATAAGCATAATCTTGCAACTTTGACAATGACCGTCTCTTCCCTTCTACGATATTATTATCTTCTAAAGCCACAACCGGAACGATGTTCATATTCGAAAATTCGTTGAACAGCGACAAGGCAAAACTCTTATCCGACTGATATCTTTCAACTAACTCCGGATATGAATCAGATAAAGATTCGAAAGCAGCATCAAACTCTGAAGCAACACTAATACCTCCTACTGTATTTTTTATAACCTCGTAAACTTCAGCCGGATTATATGATGCTCTCTTTCCTAATTTATTGAAGACGCCATTTTTATACACAACAGGACCGTATGGTTTTTCTACGGTTGTGAAGTAAGACTCTTTCCCGAGATCGTGTTCGTTATTGGAATAATCTAATAATAACCTCATAAAAGAGCTGACCTCATTAAGTACAGAAGGATTATCTAATATCCTACTTATCTCTGTCTCATTGTACAAGCCGGATCTCCTTAGATTTTCTTCATTTAGGATAAGATTACCATCCACATAAAAAGAGCCTCTAACTCTATTAATAAGAGATCGTATGCTATATATGGAATTGGATATCATAACATCTCTTACATCCTTAACATCCTGAGCCGTTAAGGGATCGGAAAAATAAGCCTGACGCTTCATATACGACAGCACGTCTTCTAAAAGAGGTTCGCCATTGGGATCGGTGTTAAACATCTCCCCTGGAGCCGGGTTATTCCAATGACCGTAATACGACAAAAAACCAGGAGTGTAAGCCTTAGCCCATACCTGAAGAGCCCGCTCGCTGTTTCCTAATAATTTTAAGGCACTTTCGTAAAGAACGGAAGGCTCCCCGTTAGGAGCCTTAACCCGTTTTATTTCATTTTCCTTTTTTTCTATCTGACATTTGACACCCATTGTAATTAACTTTTTTGCAAAGTTAATTATAAAACCGACTTATACAATGACGGATCCCAAACTCCTTCTATATAAATCTCCGGAAAACTCAAACTGCCATCACGAAGAGTGGTGACTTCCAAGCTGGGAATGTTGAAAACAGTACTGGTCTCACCAAACTCACCATTCAACTTGATAGCATTTCCGCTGTTATTAGCCTCATAATAAAAATAACAATAATTTTCATTAATGCTTGGATCATATTCGTACCAATATGTTAGATCTTGTATATGATCTTCTATGTTACCAATTTTGTTTTCACCTAATATAAAAATACCATTATTGCTATGATTATAAACCATAGATTCATAACCACCATGATTCCAACAACTATTAAACATTATGTAACTAACATCAGAATCATGATCTTTTAACACAGGTCCTATATGTACATGAATTTTATTAAACTGACATACATAAGGTCTTTTCCCTCCAAGCCTTTTTATATCCTCATTAGATAACTTATTATAACATCCTCCCACGAAATTATCCGCAGCATTAAAAAAATCTCCTTCTCATACTCAACACTCTTTATTTAACTCATTTATCGAATCCGAATTATCAGAACCTTCTACAAGATTCTTATTCCTATCTATCTCTTCCTGGCTCATATTACTCATCATATTTTGTATTTTTCCACCAGATTGAGATAAAGAGCGAATGAATGCGCTGGAGCTTATCTTAACTCCAAGATCCGGTTTCGCCCTAAACGCTTCACCGGTACTGATATTATACAAATCATACACACCTGAGTTCATATAGAATTTATATATCCAGTTTCCACCAGCTTTTTTGTACCCTAATTTGGTTAACTCGACTACACTCATACCAAATTTAATGCCATTACGACCCATTATCTTCTCCGGTATAGGTTCTACCTTAGCCGGAACAGATGTATATGCTTCATCACCGCCGTACAGGAAATAAGGGGTTGTCACCCTTGATATGTGAGTAAGCGGTTCTTCGGATATACGAGGTTCGTCTTTTTCTATTTCTCCTTTTGTAGATCCAGGTAATTCGACATTTCCTTTAACTTCGACATTTGTTCTGGATTGTCCTTTGCCTTCTCCATCTCCCTTTTTATCGCCATCTTCCTCAGTGCGTACTGCACCGCCTTCTGCACTTCCTTCTTTTCCATCATTTAAAATATTATCTGATTCTGACTCTATAGACTCCACAACAGCATCATACTCTGGTATGCCGCTAAGGAAATCTGCTACGTTATTCAAAAACTCTATTTTTTCCTCGTTTGTCATATCAAGGCTTTCCACGGGCCCCCATATGGCGGGCAAGTTGTTTGATTTTATTACAGTAGAAACATCTTCTATAGTTTGGTTGTCCACCGTAGGCAAAACTTTAGAAACCAAACTATTGATATCAGATTCCATTTTTTCTACTTCCTCTTTTGTGCCATATTCTTTTAGGGTATCCATGCCATTGACTCTAAGAGAATAATTCAAAGCCTTGCTTGGAACAAAATTAATATATTTCAAAAAGTTTTTCAACTCTGATATAATTTGTTCGTCAGATCTTGGCCCAACATAATCCTCGACTACCTGATCTGTTTGAGAACGAAGCCAAGAAACGTATTCTTCTAAAGTCTTACCACCTTTACCGGAAGGAGTGGATATTTTATCACCTACTGTTCCTTTAGGTTCTAATCCCATTTCCTCCTTAAGGCTTTTAGGATTACCTCTCTCACGAAGAAACCTCAAATCACCTCCTACAATCTTCCTTGCTATAAAATCAAAAATATTAGCATAAGGCGGCAATCCCTCTTTTTCTATATGAGATTCTATTTCGTTTAACATAAGAGAGAAGTTTTTCCTGGAGGTACGCTTCTTGCCAGGTAAAGACTGCGCATCTTGTGCCGCAGGAGCCGGCTGAGCTAATGGCGCCGGCTGAGTCTCCCGGGCAGCCCCTTCCTCTGGCATTTCCTCTTCATAAACTTCCACGTCTTCCTTAGAAGTAACGGTCTTACCCTCATCAGAGAAAGGAAGATCATCCTCTATAAGTGATTTAGGTCTTGAAGATGATTTACCAAACTGGATCCTGATCTTAGGAGCAACAAACATCTCACCTTCGAAATCTATTCCAGATTCTACTTCAGACGTCACAATGTCTTTCACGCTCCTACTTCCATCTTCTACCCACTTAACAACATCAGGAACTGTAGATAATTCTTCTATAGCCTCACGAGCTTTTCTAAGACCTGAAATAGGATTCAAATACGATACTTGATACGAAGCCGGATCAAGACCTAACTTGGTTAGATACGCATTAAGATCTTGTATATCATCTTGACCCATCTGTAGCAATTCAGAATCACCAGATTCAAGTAGCATATCTATAAAAGACATCCATTTCTGCCCTTCCTCTGATTCTACAGAACGTAGACTAACTGGGAAAAGATAATTAAGACCGTTTTTACCTTTGATGACAACTACCGGAACTCTTACATTTTTGTAATTATTCCCCTTGTCATTTAATATAGAATAAGCAAATGGGAAGCCTGTGTATTTAGATCCGTTCTTAAGCACGACTTTGCCATTTAATACATATCCGACATCAGATACTTTTTCAGCACCTTTTTCGGTAATGGGGAGATTTTCTACCTGGCCATATCCTTGACCGTTTACCTTCATGTTAAACACCGGTCTTCCGGGAAGGGTCTGGGCAACAACATGCGTGCCGACGCCGATGGTAGCCGACCGGCCGGCGTCCTTCTTCCACTTGTTGAAAGCCGCTCTTCTTATCTTACTTATACCATCTATGCCCCCTGTGTCAGCTTTTACAACAGAAACGAATCTGTTTCCACTCATGACCTTGATAACCATATTGGATACCAGTTTATTTTCAGCAGATTCTATTCTTTTTTTATCTCCGGACTGAACAGCATCATTGTATTCGGCAAAAAGAGACTGATTATAGGTATCATTTACATCTATTTCGAGATTAACCTTATCTCCTTTTTTCAAAGAAGATAATGCTTCCTGATCTATTTTATCTACCTCATTCTCTCCAAATCCGACACCTGTTCTGTACGGAACCAACTCATCTGAATCAAGACGCTTATAAACCAAAGAATAGGAATTACCCACGTCCTGAATAGACACGTCTGTGTAACGGTTAAGAACACGAGCCGATTCTTTGTCTATAGACCATCTCGCATGATAAGGCAGTTCAATTATAGTAGCCGTTTCTCCACCTATGTTAAGAGAATACCTTTTAGTACCATTAGCGTTCGTTTCAGAGCTTATTTGAATAGGAACCAATGATTTTATAGAAGATATAAATTTATCAGCTCTAAGACCTGCAATTTCATACCTTTCATTGCCATCATTGGAGATTCTTCTTACCATCAACGTCTCTGGATTCTGGGCACTATCTATGTTAGCTCCAGGTGTATTATCAGATTCGTCTAACTCATTTACAAGAGAATCTATATTAGCATCATCCTCCCCAAAATTACTTAACGTAGATTCGGAAATACGACCTTTATCAATAATCCTGTTTTGTTCGATATAAGGAAGGAGATCTGTGATGTTTCCAACTTGGCCAAGATCTTCTATGGTAAATACCGAATCGGCAAGCTTATCTTCGTCAACCTTCTCCCCTTTATCCCGTCTGTTCATTATATCAACATACGAAGAAATAGCATCATCAAGCTCCTTTCTTTGATCTGGCTCCAAATTAGACTTAGCCATATCAATAATAGCTTTATTTTCCTCATATACTGATCTCGGACTTGTAAGCCTGTCAGCCTTTTCAGATAATGATTTAATGAGATTAACAGGACTATCACCTAAAGACGATACATAATCATCAAAATCTTGTTTGTATTTATCATACACATCTTTTTCTCTCGCAGTAAGAAGATCGGCATTACCTGTATATAGTTTATCAATTATAGACTGCCTTACAACCGGAACCATAATAGGATTATCCATAGCAGCCTCATAATCTTCATCCGATACAGACTCCGTAAGCGGTGACTCTTTTATATCGTCTTCTGCTTCCTTCATCCTATCTTCCCTTACTTTATCAAGAGCATGCATAAAAGCCTTGATAGTCCAAGCTTCGTCTTCCGAAATCTTACCTTCTGACACAGCTTGATCTACTACCTCATCAGTGTCATATTCACCAACTTTATTAGGCTCTGCAAAATCAGGAACCTTATCATCCCCCTTATAAGGAGTAGACCATAGAGAAGACAGCGCTTTTGAAAATCCCCTGTTTTCCTCAGCTAAGAATCTTTTATCAAGCATCTTAGACAAGAAGTTATTCATATTCCTATAGTCCATCAAACTCCTTCGGTATTCATTTACCAAGGATCTCATGGCTTTGTCTTTGGCTGTAAACTTCTTTTCCTGTCTTGATTTTACATTAAAATAATCATCAAAAGCCACAAGCGTATCATAGGCTTCTATTACATCTTGTGAACTTATGGGAGAAAGAGGCGATGATAAAACAGATTCGGTTTTACTTACCAACTCTTCTATCGAAAACTCTTTTCCTATTAACGTTGATAACTCAGACAACGAATTGTTATAATTGGTTCTAAGATCTTCCAATTCTTTGGTTTTTCGTTGTATGGATTCAGCTTGTGGGTCTTTTCCATCTACGTTACGAGGACGAGTAGCAAGATCTTCTATTTCGGATTCAAGCTCTTCTATCCTTGACCGTATGCCACGGATAGCCATCGCCCGCTCCCTTGCCCTGTCCGACAGCCGGGAGAACGTACTTAGTGCATATGCCACGCGAGGCTGACCCGAAAGCGTTTCTATGACAGAAGCTATGTCTTTCATTCTTGATTCCGATTGAAGACCAAGAAAAGCATTACGAGCCACGTATTTTCTAAACTCAATCTTAGAATCATCACCTATAAGATCTTCGGCAAAACTCTGGGCAGATCTGAAATCCGAAAGACGATTATTATAATTATCAATAATAGAATCCTTGTATTTCTTTGCCTCTTCCAAAGACATTCCGTTGGCTTCGGCTATTTCCGAAATAGGCATCATATCAACCATCTGCCTGAAATTTTCAGCCGAATCCTCTAAGGTTCCCATTTGGTTGTCAATCGACATCTTTTCAAACATTGCATCATCAAGCTCCTTGCCGGTCATAGACTGAGCATCGGAACGAACTTGAGGCCCTAAACTCATTGACTTTTTCAACGTATTCAAAGCCGCCGTATTAAGATTAGAAGATGCTTTGTTATATTCATTTACTTGCCTTTCCAGCAATATCTGATTATTACTATACTCTTTCACTCCAAAGAAGCCTTCCCTCATACCAAACAAAGAACCGATAATAGCACCGATTCCTATTTCAGTCCATCCTTCTTTAGACGTATATTGTTTTTTAAATCCTTCAGAAATAGCATCAAGAACATCAACGGCCCCGTTCATAGCAACATTGTCATATCTTGACTTAACATATTCCTCAGCCGTATTCTGGACAGCACCTTGAGATCCTTCTTCCCATAATCCTTCAGATACCGGTCTTTTCATGATATTGAAAACATTGCCTGCTATCTTCTGTCCTATATTGGGATTGGTTATTTTAATAGCCATCTCTCCCGGCTTCGCAACTTCCGTCCCTAATCCAAATAAATGCTTGTTGAGCTTCTTTTCCAAACCAGGTATAGCCTTGCCTCCTAACCCTATATACTTACCAAAAAGAAGCCAGTTGGATAATCCTACTATACCCATATTGGCGGCAAATATAGCACTACCTACATCAGCATTAGAATTACGAAAAACAGCCATTTCCTCTGCATTGGGATCACGACCATAAATCTTACGATAATAATCCTTGAAATCAGACTCGGATTGCTTCATAAAAGAATTTGCTTCAACCGATGACTCGAATCCGGCACTGGTAGCCAGCAACGTCATGGTCTTAGCCGCCTCCCCTACATTTCTTCCGGTGGCAACTCCTTTTCTTACATAGTCGTTAAACACGCTTTTAAGGTTTCCTATGCCCCTATTGGCAGCTTGCCTTGCTGCCAACTTAGCTCCGATTCTTCCACCTAATTTAGCGCCTATATTGCCCAATGATCCAACCCCAAGTCCTCCGGTCATGTACGCTGATATCATGGCTCCTACGGTAAAAGACATACCATTACCAAGGACGTCATTCCATAAGAAATTACCGGTATCCTTAAAAAGCTTCTGACCGAAATTATAATCTTCTACCTCTTTCTTGTAATAATGGGGAAGAAGCATGTCTATTTGCTGGTCAAGATCACCTACAAACTTATCCATGTTAGTGTTTAACGCAGCTTTGTAACTTCCCTCAGATGCCATATTGATAAGTTTGTCAGGCAATGACACAACTCCTTGCGCACCGTACAATGCAGACTTTAAAGCGAATTTACCTACACCATTCCAAAACTTACTCCACCCGCTCTGTCTCCTGGCATAATAATCCTCATTATTTATACCCGGAATATAGTTGGGATATTTTGTACGCCATACCCCATCATTACCCATCTGATGACTTTCACGGATACTTACCTTCGGTCCATAGGGATTAAGGGGCGGCGCGGCAGGTGTAGCCCCCCTGTAGCTGTTACGAGCCAGTGCCTCCGAGTAGCTGTTGCTTATCTCCTTGGCTATATACGGTTCTTCGTATTCGGCAGCAGCTATCCTTGATGCGTAATCCGGAAATTTAGGTTGGGCATACACACCTTCACCAGGCATATAATTAGGAACCAGAGGCGTTGTCGTCTCTGGTAATGTAGCCGGAGTGTAATTTTCTTCTTCAGCTAATTTCCTTTGCCTTGCCACATCTTCGTAAGTGGTTTTAGCAGCAGGATTATATCTATCTATATTATTATCAGCCATAAATTTTTTGCAAAAAATCGTTCAACTTACTAAACTTGTCATTCATGTTGGGCATGATATTTATTCCTCTCATATACGGATCTCTCATCTGATCAAGACGCTCTTGAACAGCCTCCTTCACGTATTTTACAAAGAAGTACTGAGGACACTTCTGGTGAATGCTATTCCAGTAATCCGCATACTCATCATTACCAGGATCCAAAGGAACAAAATCCGAGAACAACAATGCAGGATTTTTAGAATTTTTAGTCCTTTTGTCATAGAAATTGACCGCTGCCTCTCTCGAACCCCTGTCATCCATTCCTTCCAACTGAACTGATATGTTATCAGACATGTCAATAAAATTATCAACAAGGGTTTTAACAACATTCATTTCTTCTGGCTTAAGGTAAGAACCATGAACCTTTACTATATCATAAAGATCATTCTTGACATCAGCCTTAGAAGCCAAACGGGGAAGACCATTACGTATGAGATACTTATCATAAGAATAGCCTTCCTTCTTTCCGGTATCTACAAAATCACAAGTTCCAAAACTTGATTTGTAACCATCTACTGGATAATTGCGCTCCTCAACCGAAGGATCTATACCTGCCTTAAGAAGCTCATCATTTGTGATCTCTACCCTTTCTGTAACATAAGAGTTTTCACCAGACCCTACTTGAGCAGTCAAGAACCTTCTGACAGTGCCATTATCTATCTCGGCGTCCATATTGATGGTATTAATAGCAGTAGGATCCAGATTATTTACCTTTCCTGCCATGTAACCAGACAATCTTCTAAACTGAGCCTTCTGCAAAGACTTTTCAGGTGAATCAGCATTCCAATTGTATCTTTTGTAAGAATCAAGGTAATGATACTGAGACAAAATATCAGAAATCTGATCGGGAGATACAGACATTTTTATCTCGTCCTGCATCTGACCTGCTATCATGTCAGACACCCTACTATTTTTCTCAGCATATCTTAACTGAGTAATAGTCAAAGGCTCCCCTTCTTGATAATCTTTTAAATCTATATCACCATCCTTATCTATAGTCATATAATCGGATATATTAAAATCGGGATCACCATTAAGTTTCTTCATTCCATTAATAAGAGCCAACGTACCAGTAGAAGAACCATTATCCTCGCCTGTAATAGCATCAGATATGTTTTTCCCCAACTTGCCGGCACTCGCCTTAGCTCCTAATGACGGAGATATAGCACTAAGAATATCTATTCCTCTCGAAGGATCCATCATGTACTCTCTAAACCCTACAGCATCAGATACGCCAGTTGTTATGGCCGTGGCGAGTAGGAAAGCTCCAGCCTTATCATCTGTATCGGTAAGATTTATAAAAGAATTTCCTTTCATAAACTTAGCATTACGAACTTTCCTGATAATATCCTTATTTTTTTCAGTAACTATATTATCGATTTGATAATCAGTTATGTTATTTATAGCCTTTGTAGCTCCATTTGCCTTAGAATCAGAAAGAAGTAAAGCATCATAAGCTTCAGATAATCTGTTATTGCCTTGCCCGAAATATCCGTTTTTCTGACCTCCATTGTTTTTCAAATAAGAATATATCCGCTCTTCAGGAGTCATATTAGCATACAATCCTGGATCAGTTTTTTCTTCTTCGTATGATGCTGCAACGATATTGCTTCTATCTGTAGGAGATAATGAGTTATATAATTTCAATAAATTGGCTTTACGATCTGTAGAATGAGATTTAAGTAACTCGTAAGGAATATTGGCCAAATTAACAGATCCTGTCTTACCTGTTCCAGAGTTAATAGCCGTAGGCCCGTCCATAGGAGCCATAGGCACTCTCATACCTCCTGCACCTGTCGTGCCTGCGGATGAGCTTTCAGTTCCCATCTTGGCACCGTAAGTACGCATGTATTCGGTTTCAATCTTGGCCTGAGCAAGCTGCTCTTTTGCCAACGATATTTCAACCATAGACTTAGCATTATCAGTCAAAAACTTTTGCTGAGCCCTATCCTCTGCCAACCTTGCAAAATAAAGATCATCTTTCTTCCTTTCAAAACTTGTATTGTCGTATCTCCATGCATCAGTCATCTTATCGAAAAGATTATTGGTAACAACAAAATTAGCGGCCGCTACCGGATCTGACGAAGCTATTATCATATCTGCCTCCCTCTTGGCTTCTGCTTTCTGATTTTTAGCTTCCTGTATCTGACTGTCAATACGATCAATAATATCTTTATTATCCCCTACTGATTTCTTTTTCGCTTCCAATGCTCCTATGTGTCTATCGTATCTTTCGACATAAGACCCAATGTATTGACTAACCAAATCCGGATTACTGAACACCGGATTGGTAGCTGCCATATATGATGCCTCTATTCTCATCTGATTCCTCATGTTTTCAGATAAGTTAGCAGACACAAAATTCCTTATCTGGGAATCTGTAAGTTCATCTACGTTAACTTCTATAATCCCACCAGTAGGATTACCTTTAACATCATATTCTGTTGTTTGAATCTTCTTGCCTTCGTTATTTTTCCTAAAGTCACTAACCAGCTTATTTATCTCCTTAGTATAATCGACATAAGGAGAATAATGAAGACCTCCTAACCTTGATCCTGCTTTACCATCTGACCTCCATTTGTAATAAGGATCCAAAGCATGCCATTCATTAATAGGAGAATAAAGTTCAGGATGATTCTGTTTTATAGATTCTATTTCCTTCATAACCCTCTTGCCTTCTTTTGTGCCGGCAATAGCGTTAATGACCGTATCATCCAACACCGAACTTATCTCTCCTTGTATGGCTCTCGTAACACCATCAGAAGAAAGATCCACGCCTTTGAATTTTTGATTGATGTTAGCAATCACACCTGACATCTTATCTTCCATATAAGCGCGGGCTTCAGGCTTATCTATCTCTTGACCCATAAGATAATCTACCTGGGTATAGATCTTTTCACGAGCAGCATCAACCTTCTGCTGTTTGTACATCATGACGTCCTTAACAAGATCTATGTTGTAAGGACTAACATACGGGGCATATTGCCTTAAAATACTATACTGTGAAGCCACTATTTGGTCCTCCTTCTTCTTTTAATTTCATCATCTTCTTCATTTAAACTTCTCAAGTAAGGTGTAGAATAATCACCCATATTCATCACATCCTGATTACCTTGAACGTAAATAATTTGACCACTTGGAAGCATTCTCATATTTGGAGCTATGGAAGCTATGGTATTCAATGATGTACGAACATTGAACTTATTCTGTATCTCACTGTTTATGCTGTCATAATAACGAGCAAGATTTTCATCCCTTATAGCCATAGCCTTCAATAACCCAGATTCATAACGTTGCCTTTCTGCTATGTTCTTATCATCTGTCTGAACATAAGCCATTTCATTAAACCTATCAGCTTCGTTTATTTGCCTTGCGTTATTGAAATTTACTTCATTAACATACTTGGCTATATTGCTTCCAGCTATGGCGTTCATATTAGCCAGAATAGCAGCCCGCTGGGAGTCGGGCACGTCACCTACTGCGTCTAACTGAGCCGATGTCGCACGGTTGAGCTCGTTGATATACTGATCAGCAGATTGAAGAACCGGGTCTATTCTCGGAGCCTGATGTCTTTCCAGGCCTTCTATCTCCAAGCCAGTGTCAAGGGTTCTTAGCATTTCCGGGAAGATAGGACCGAACGCCGCCGGTCTGCCCTGTCCTTTAGGTCCGTTGTCTTCAACCACCTCCTCTGTATCGGTGTCGGTTGCAGTCGTAGGCGTACTTGCTTTCGGTTTTACCTCTATCCTTCCAGGAGATCCAATCTTAGGCGGTGTAAGGTCTGGTGCTATGGGACCGGCCTCAATAGGCTTCATTTCTGGTTTAACAGACTCAAGAACGAAGTCTATTTCCGGCATTAACCCACTATCTCTTAAAGCAACAAACTTATTATAATCGGAGCCCAGAATCTTCTTAGCGGCATCAGATTTATCACCAAATAAGTCAACATAATTCTTTATCCCTTTTTCGTTTAACAATCTTTTTTGCTCTGCCGAAACAACGTCCAACCCATAATAAGAACGAGTAGCTGTTGTCTGACCAAACTTATCATCTACGGCAAATGAATTATAAGCCTGATTCCCTCCGTAGCTTCCGGCGTCCTGGCCCCAGAATCCGTACTCATCTCTGAATTTCTTGGCTGCATCAGCATTCGTGATAGCGCCTACATCAGCTAACGCCCACAATGCATTTAATTGCCTGTTGTATCCTTTCTGAAAACCTTCTGTATCAAAATCACCATCCGTATTGTACTTGTTGGCCCATCGGTTTATGTCGAGCAAATTAGATACCGCCTTATCATTTACCCTGCCGTATCCTAAATTGCTTCTATGTTGGAGATTCTGGTTGGCATTGACACTGGAATCAGGATTAAGAATCTGCTCACGACCACTAACATCAGATACAGTCATATTAAGAGTTCGTCCAAATAACTGATTAATAAGCTTATTGTAGCCGATAGCATTCTTTCTAAGTTCCTCCAGCTCCTTCTGAGTAGGTCCACCTTCAGCCATTTTTCTGGTTTGCTTAACATACTCGTCATATATCCAGTTCTTGGCATCTGACCCGGAAATATTAAAAGCCTTCGCCTGCTTCTTTACCTGGTTTAAGTCAACGACTCCTCCTTCTCTAAAGAAGGCCTCCATCTTCTCATTTCTCTTCGACTCTTCTTGCTTACCATAAACGATTTCAGCGAAAGCCCTAAATTGAGATTCGAGTTCGTCTATTTCTTTTTGATTATCATTGACGTACTTGGAAAGAATGGATTTATTCAACTCAGATGTGTTTTTATCTTTCACATCCTCGTTCTTATCCAATCTCTTATACACCTTTTCCTGTTCCTCATACTTATCAGACAAACCAATCTTTTTCTTATATCGATCAAGGAGTGTAGCATACGTATCTTTAGACGTTGCCTTAATACCGTAATTTTCTCTAATATAAGAAGCAAAATCATCATCGATAGTACGGTAATCTGAAATAATATGAGCTTCAGGCAAATCAACGGGAGTGCCACCATCTTCATGTCTGTTCCCTTTGGCTTCCATAGGTCCTACGGAGTCAGGAGTCAGCACATACTCGCCTTTCTCTATCTCTACGTTAGCATTATCATCCATAGATTTAGGAAGAGGATAAATGTATTCTCCAGTCATATCGGACGTATCCATCTTCTGACCGTTACCTAAATTCACGCCACCACCTTCACGTTCCCACTTGATGAATTGCTGACGGCGCTCCTTGGCAAGTTTTTCCCTCGCTGCCTGCTCGTCCCTGCTGGCTGCATACGCAACAGATGAAGCCCCCATGATATTACGGGTAAGACCTAATCCTAAACTAACACCAGACAAGGCAGCTTGAGCAACGTTAGCGCCCACCTTATTACCGGCTCTTATCCGGCCAAGACTGGCACCAAACATCTGAGCCCGACCACCGAGATCAGGCGAGTAATACGGCATAGTCATAGGATCAAGAGGATTGCCGTCTTGAGATCGCTTATCTTTTTCATTGTTAGCATCATTAACATCCACTACAGCACCCTTCGGCATAGACGACGGATCTACGGTGACGTTATTATTTACGTTCATGGTGGGCATAGAAGGCTCCTGTAATTTTATAGTAGAATAATCAGGACCTACTATATTATCAAAACCAGCCTCCATCTTGTTTATATCCTCATTTATCTCAATCATACCAGGAACATTATACATGTCCATATTGATATAAGGATTAGATGTCGTGTCCGCCTGCTGGGTAACGTCTTGAACACAACCTCCTGGTGCGAATATTGGACGATTTTTTATGATTCGTAATCTCATATCTTCTCTTTTTTCACAAAGATAAGAGAAACGGACGAGAAAATCCAACGGAATCGAATCAGTTTAAAAATCAAGATGGTAGAGGTGGAGCCTCTTTATTTATAGGAGCGTTGACAGCCTTTTCTTTCTTCTTGTACAACTTGAGAGCTTTCCTGTATATAGATAATACAACCGGGCTCTGGATTTTCTTCATAGCCTTGGCAATAACATCTGAAGATAAGGCAGACATCACCACCGCATTAAGGAACGAACGAACAGAATTGTATTTCCCATCAAATCGCTTTAATAATCTCATCCTGAATGATTTATACAAATATGATGCAGATAACTCCTTAAGACCATTATTTCTAAGACGCTTATTTAAAAACATCAAAGCCTTCCCCGAAAAACACATCCGGTTCTTGCCTTGTTTATCTGTTGCATGTGAAAACCAGGACCATGCCGTGCTTGGGTGTTTGGCAATCCTATCAGCAAAGCTATCCAATATGCTGGTTCTGAGATCTCTTTTATGAGCATGGCAGGCGGCTATCTTCTCATCTCTACTAAGAGCTCCATTAAGACATCTAAATGTGGTACGTTCTTTTCCAATGAAATATTCAGGATGCTCTTCTGCGAATTGAGCCCTAAAAGACTGATATCCACCCTTTCTCATCAAGTCTATCTGAGACCTTACATAAAATCTAACACACTTTTCTTCAGCTTCTTGAGCTTTCTTGCTACGAGGCTTACAGAGACGACCAAAACGACGGTAATCATAAACCATAGCCTCCACAAAATCATTGTACGGGAAATAACGACCAAATCCGTAGTTCCAGACCATGAAGCAACGCACGCGATCCTTCCAGTAGTCGGTGATGACAAAGTATTTACCAACCCTTTGTTTCTCATCAACTTTGTACCACCTATCAAATCTCCCGTTATAAAATAGATTAAAATACTTTAAATTGCCTAAACATTGACCGGCTGGTCTACGTACTACATTATAGCCTAACTGATTGTGATTATTATAGATAACCTCAAGGGGTGAAACCGCCTCCTTTTTAAGGAGTGATTTGTGAAGCTTGTCGCAATATGTCATTTCTACTATCTTTACCATTGGTTGTTTTTTTTTGTGCAAATATACGAAAAGTATTCATACTGACGGTAAAGAAATTGCACGACCCTGTATCCGGTTTGAGAAAAATAGGATACAGGGATTTTTGTTTCATATAGGCATGGTAAACGTAACCGATTCGTACCGTACCCGTAAGTCACTGAACATCAGTGGTGGGACAAGTTATCTAAAGGTATAATAGGATAAATGAATTTCCCCTATTATATATTCCATTCATACTCCATTCAGTCGTATTCATTTTATATATTTATATGTTATTCATATTTTTTAAATATCAATACTGTTTTAAATATACTTTTATAGTTTCGGAATCGAATCGAACGTAGTGAGTGAGATTTCGAAACAATTAATAATTTATCATTACGACTATTTACTTTTTAGCCTGATTAAGATTAAAAGTGATTGAGGATATCGACCGGAGGGAGATATGCGAAAGAACGAAAATATATTTTTATATTTTCAATATCTATATAAAGCGATTGAAACCGAATCGACCGAAGGGAGTGAGGTTGAGAGAAGCGATAACAGTTTCACGAGTAGCCACGAGATAAGCAGGCAGGCGGGTAGGAGAGGCCGTCGTGTGTTGTGAGGCAGGATAGCGTTAGCCCAAGCGTAGGTTCGGATCATTAGCTCCTATCATTGCAAATTGTAATCGTTACGAAGTATAAAAAAGCCGGATTATCTTGATATCGTTCTTCAACCTTCGGTATCCGCATAACGAGTCTCAAATCCGGCTTCGCTTTATTAATATGAGAAATAAAATAATTGTTCTAATTATCAGTGACGCCTTTAATGCGAAGCTGTATATTGGGAAGCACGGCATTAATCAAAGCCATTTTCTTATCCTCTTCGCTTTCTTTTTCATGCTGTTTATACATCATGCTGTAATCACTGTCATCACCATCCTTTTTCCCGTCTAACGTCAGTAAATGATTTATGATGTCCTTACCATACGTTTCAGTCCATGTACGGAATCTCTCTTCCTCGGACTGTTCCTCCTGGGACGGGGCTTCCGGGTTAGGGAGGGCGGCTGCCACTTCTACCTCTGGAAGTGTTACTGATGCTGCTATTTCACCATCATCTCCGAATCCCATTTGACCATACAAAGATACTGAATTTTCTTCAATTTCCAAACCAAGATTTTTAGCAACTTCCATAGCATAGTCATAACGGTCATCGTTTCTTATAACACTCTTATGAGGACGTCCTGCTCCTTGGTTCCAAGCTACTACAGCATCTTTAAGGTTATCGGCGTTCATGAAGTCCTGCCGGCTGTAGTTGTAATAACCTGGTCCTTCTTTTCCTTTTCTTGTGTATAAGAAATTAGAATATCCGGTCTTCCCTTCGTATTCGTCAGCTAAGAACTCAAGTTGGTCTTTGAATGTTGGTGTAGAATGACCTTTCTTTTTGGCGTGCTTGAACAACTTATCCATGCGCTCATTATGCCATTGCTGTATGCCGTATGATGTTCTGTTGTCTCCGTATATGTCATCTTTAAGGCCGGATTCAGCCATGAGGTTACCTATGATGGCGAGCGCCTGTATCTTGGACATGCCGCGCTTATTAGTAAAGTATTCATATGCTTCACGTTGCTTGCCAACTACGCCACCTTCCTTCTTGATGTTGGTATTGTATTTCTTTCCATTCCATGTAAATTCCTTAAGACCTCTTTTCCTGGCTTCTTTAAAGGCTTCACCTCTTGTAGTGGAAATAGAGTCTTGTAGCTCAAGATCATTTTTTATTCCAAGAATAGCATCAACAATAGTATTATCATTATCCTTTTTATCAACATTATCCAAAACATAAGATTGGCTTATCAAATTTGATACGCTCTTTCTATTTTCATAAGTTCCTTCTTTATCTGATGGAGCTTCAAAAGCATACACAAGTGGATACGAATAATCCGTATCTGGATCTTCTGACATAAATTCGTTTACTGCATGAATAGCTTTTTTGTATTTAGTATCTTTTATACTATACTTCCCAGCATCTTGAACATGATCATAAAATCTGTCTATCATATAGTTGATATATCCACGCTTATCGCTCTTAAATCTCTCTTTATCTCTTTCAAACTCTTTTGGCGGATATCTTTTGTAATATTCTTGAAAAAGTCCCCTAAATTTTCCATCCTCAGATACAGCGTAGGGGTTTCCACCAGATTCTTCAATAATATTTCCAAGTACGGCTTCTATCTGGCGTTGATTAAAACCTTTATCATATAAAGCATCATAGATCATATTCATCCCTTCTACGTCCATAGTACGATGCTTACCCTTACCCACACGCTTCATATTTTCATATTTGGATTTGAATAAATCCCAATCTATTTCCGGCTTAGAAGAATCCCCTCCTTGTTTTTTGGATCTTATCTCCATCCTTTTATCCAAATCATTCTTTGAATCAATAATGGATCTAAACAGGATCTTGTTTGGATCATTCTCTTCGTATGGGATTTTATCTTCTACATAATCCCTTATTTCAAAAGGATATCCTATTGTATCAAGAGTCTTAGTAACAACCCCAACACCAAAAGGTTGATCGCTTCTATAAAAATCGTACTTATCTTTCACAACCATCCTACCTCTATCATCACGGTACATGGTAAAACTTGATAAGCCTGATAAATCATTTAAATCTCCGTAAGCATCCGGTATAAAATTATATTCGTTAAATACCTGATGTTCTCCGGTTCTGGCTTTTTTTAAGAGATCTATCCCCTCTTCCACCATTCCAAGTTTCCTACTTGTTACATCCCTTAACTCCTCCAAATCAGATACGTCCTTGCCTGCAACTTTTCCATCAATTATCTTATTATCTAAAGAATCAAGCTCCCTTCCATATTTTTTAGCCATTTTCTCCCACCCACCATTTATCCTGTCAGATATAATGGATTTGATATTGTCTGGTATTCTGACAATCCCATTTTCTTCTTTCAGATTATTTGGTTGGTTTAAGAATCTAAACCAAAGATTCTGACTAAAATCATCTACATTGGCTTTCGGAACATCTTGACCAAAAAATTCCATTATTTTGGTTTTTAATCCTCTTTCATTAGCATACACATCAGGTGTTATATTAGATGCCAGATATTCTCTAAGTTTTACAAACGGACCAATTTTATTCCATAATGTTTTTGGTTGTTTGTCCTTTACATAATTTTTAATTTTCTTTGCCATCTTTTTCTTCCTCTAAGAATCCAAACATTTCACCTGCGCAATTACCAACAAATCCGGCTATGTAAGCTGCGTGTTCATCTTCTCCCACCTTAAAGCCAAGAGACATATTACAATGTTGGCATACCGACATAGCTGCATGAAATGATTCATAACATATGTTTCGCATAGTCATATCATTCTCACTTTGAAAATTCCATAATAACTTAAAAGCTCTATCATCCCCCTTATCACGAACAAGATTCAAGAAAGAGGCTTTTGAATCTAAATCGCCTTCATCTCCCCATTCTCCTTCATGATCCAATTCTGCATTCTCAAAACGATCACACAATGTTTTGTAATCTAACCCTATGGTGATAATCAACTTTAGTGGATATATCACAAAATCAAATTCTTTTTCTTTCATTCTTTTTTTCAACAAATGTAAACAAAATAGCCGAAGAATGCCACCATTCATTCTCCGGCTTGTTATGATAAATCTCTTCTTATGAAAACAGTACGAATGTAAGATTTAAATCTTAATCTTCTTAATTTCATCAATCATATTCTTATATCCGCAGAACTTGCTGTTAATAACATCGAAGATAGATTCTGACCAGCCAGCTATGTTCAAGATATTAGATCCTCTGTAAAACATCTCACTTCCATATCCTTGAATAGAAATAGAAACGATTTTGCAATTTGGATTCACTTTTTTAAACCCTTTCAAAAGTTCAGCGAATTTACCATATCCATAACTGGAACTTTTCTCCCATACAACAGATTCACCGTCTCCTATCTGCATATCTGAAATAACGTACAAGTTATCTACTTTGATCTTATCTTTAGCGCACTTATCCAAGAATGCAAAAAGACCGTTTTCGGTAGCACCACCGCAGTCTCCTCCGGCAGTAAAAGATTTTTTGTTGTTCCATAAAACACCTTTACTTCTATCATATTCGTAATTGATAAGTTTGTCACCAAACATACCAATAAATACGTCAGGAAGCACAGAAGCAATCATACAGCCAAATAAGTTACCAATGACAGCCGTATTTGTTTTGCTAAAGGCAGACACTTCAGAAGATCCTCCCATATCTCCACGTACAGAGCCAGAGTGGTCTATCAGGATAGCCGACCGCCCCTCCAATACCGGCAGGTTCTTGCAGGAGATGGTTATGGCTTTCTCCAACGCATCTAAAATCTTATCTTTGTTACGCGCTGTTAATTTAGCACGTTTTTTATCCGACTCAAATACAATATCATTTTCGGAATCATCAGTGCCTATATTTTCAACCTCTTTGAAAGCTGAAGCAAAACGGAAAGGAAGCATCTTCGAATTAAGCACCTTCTCTTCTATTGTAAGCTGCCTACAAACTTCATCTATTTGATCAGGCGCGTATTTGATTATGTTTACAAGGTTACGAACCATATTAAAAATAGGCATACCTTTTACATTAGAAACCACGTCCCGAATAGCGTCACCTAAAGCTTCTTTCTTTTTCTTATTGTCTTTCTTGTCCTGTCCGGCTTTAGACATTTCTTTTTCAAGAATCTTGCTTTCGTATAATCCAGACAAAGACCGACCTTCTATAAGGTACTGGAAAGCCGTTTTGTTAGCCTGATTGCCTTTAGGGTGAAATAAGTTTACTAAGTCAACCATAGTAATGACCCTACTGTCCATCTTATACTTATCAATCCGATACGGATCAAGACCTTCCAAAGCCGTCTTAAATCCTTTCTTAATAGCGCTGGATATTCCTCTTAACTTCTTTGGATTTTTGTCGTTAAGAGCCGCATAACAGCCAAGGATTTCGCTCATATCATCAGGACGCATAACGATCTTATTATAGAACCTTGAAGCCCATTCTTTACCCGATGCTTTGCTGGCAAGGACAGAAGCCATAAGATGCGTTACTGACCTAAGTTTTCCTTCTCTCCTGACATACAATGCTGTTTGTGCTGCGAAATACGGATCCACCTGATCCATAAGATTCTTAATTCTTTCTACTTTATCTTTTTCTTTCTCATAATAAGAATCAGATAACATGGTAGTCATTACCGTAGATACCAACTCTTCTTCTGCGTTAGGCTTATACGCCTTCTCTCCCATGTGATTCACGATCGTAGGTTTAACACCTTCATCCTTTTTGTTAAACTTTCCCATTTGTTGTTTTCTTTAAAGTGTTATACAAAAAAAGCAGTGATATTACTACCACTGCTTGAAAAAAAATATATCAAAATGAATACTCAATGAGGGAAAAGCTGAAGTTAGTGTAAACAATGAAATAATGGATTTGAACCATCGACCTATACTTTAAAAGAGTATCGCTCTATCCATCTGAGCTAAATTCGAAGTAACTAACCCCATCACCACTCATTAGTTTCTTATGTCTTCCAAACAGAGGAAAAGCGGAGCCGGATCTAAAATGAAAATATCGGATTCGAACCGATGAAAAGCAAATGTACCTGATGCTGCGTTAAACCACTACGCTAATTTTCGAAGTAACCGAACTCCTCACCATCTGTATATTTTATTAAAACAGGGATAACTTGGAAGGTGTTTTAAAGGAGGTTTTGATCTACCAACTGATCTAATCTTTCTTACATGAAAAATACAGGACTCGAACCTGTGACATAAACCGAAGTATCACCTTCCATCACTACTGTCTTATATTATAATCTCTCTTGATTACGATGCAAATATAGACACTAAAATATGATTTACAAATTAAAATGATTTAAAATAAATTAATTTGAATAAATTATTTTAGAGCCATAATTGGATTACCCCATCTTTTTTTCCACTCCTTGCCTAAATAAGATATAAGATCATTGTAGTTTGTTATAAATCCTCCGTCTATTATCGAACTTATGGCTATTTCCAATTCCGTTATATCATTAAGTTGTTCTTCCGTTGCCATATTTCTTATTCCATCCTCATGTTTATTGAATACAATAAAATTAATAGCCTTTGCTATCCTTTTTATCTTATCAGATAATTCATTTTTGTTTTTTACAAGTGATCCTACAGATTTACATGTTCTTATATAAGCATCACCTGCCATATTTCTATTCTTGATAAGGCCATCAGTAAGCCATATAACCACACTCGCATATATATCTGGATCTAATTCCAATGCAACCATTACAAAGAAATAAGGATCCACAAACCATTTCTGATCTTTTCCTTTTCCTTTTCTGTAAGCCATATGATATTTTTTAAGATCAGTCAACTTGCTAATACACAGATCGTTTTTTTGTACTGCGATTTTTACCGCAGTACATATATTGTTTATATTCAGTCTCTTAACTAAAGCATACATTTTCTCTTGAAATCCTTTTGTACTCATTAAATCATCTAATCTTTTTGGAGCCAAACCCTGTTTTTCCCTCTTTTCAGTCAAAGCTTCCATTACCTCTGTTATACACACAAAACCGTCTTTTGACATAACAGAGATGTTCCTACCCAACAATTCTCTGCTTTCTGATTGCAATAACACGTTACTTTTCATAATTTTACATCGTTTTATTGTTAATAAATAAGCGCCTATCTGTCCGCGATGGATCGATAGGCGCTACAAATATATTAAACTATTATTAAATCACAAAATAAAAACTACTTATTTTCAACTTATTAAATATTGTAATTTATCTATTCTTAATCTTATCTTCAGAGATCAACCACTGGAATATAATCTTCCGGTTGCTAATTACTTTCTTTATCCTCATCAGCATCCAACTACCACGCAACCTATCAAGCCATGACCGTCTAAAATTAAGAGAATCAGGATTAACCGACTTATTTATATCGTTATCGTCCTTGATCCAGATAGGTGTTTCAGATCGGTCATCGCCAACCCTATTAAAGAAGTCGTTCAACTTATGTCTTCTATATACTTCAGTATCCAGGACCTCAGTATGGTCACCTACGATCTTTGGATACGATATACGTTGCGCTAAATTATTCTTTTCTTCTGGAACAAGATGAATTTCACCTGAGTTGTTTGTGTCGTTGTAGATAGTTATCGTATCTAAACCTACTTTCCTGTCAAGAGTGTAATTCACATCATCGACGTATTTCCTTGCATCAAGCTCGTATTCTACAGAAGCCAGCGTAGAGCCATTATATTTCTCTTTTATCGGCACTTCTAATATAAACGGATATGTTGTTCCGTAAAATGTCTGGAAGCTCTTATTCGTCAGCAAATGACTCCATAAGCCGCCTTCTTCGTCTGATGCTGGGAAGTTTATTCCTGTCTGGAAATATTGTTGCTGTTCTATATAATAGTCAGGACAGAACGAATAATAAGAAATCCATTCTTGCTTCAGACACGAATATCCGATAGTGAACGACACGTCTTTAAAATACTGTTCGTCTTTTAAAGATATTTCCTTATCGTTTGACAGTACCTCTGTTTCATTGTACAAGAACCTTCCACCATCATATTTGTAATATGCCGGGTTCTTAACAGGTATATAATCCTTTTTCGTGATAAGTACCCTCTTATACCTATTATCCCATCCAAGAGACAGACCAAGACCGATAAATTTATTATCCGTATCTTCTTCTGTCATTTCTGTACCGGTTAAGATATTAGTTATTCCGTATCTAAGAATCTTAAACGGAAGATGACGCTTAAGCCAATGTCTGATACCTACACTAAGTTCCTTAAGATTACGTCCGTTCGGATCGGTCATAAACACCTGTGCTCTTTTAGTATCTACCCAGAAATGACCAAATTCTGAACTAATTATTTCAGTACTCTGGGTTCCAGAATAACCAAGGTCGGTCGTGTTGTACTCCAGAGGCCGGGACGCAAACAGACCGCCGGTGCCCATCTCAGCCTGCCCTGGGGAGGTGCGCTCCTTGATTACGTCTATGGCGTTATGGAGCGAAACCTGATCCTCGAACCTGACAAGAATCTGATCGGATTCAATACGCTTCATGTGAATAAGCTTCCCATTACTGGTTGGGAACTCATGATAATCCATAGGCTTGTACGTCAACCACGGATCTGTTTGACTGTTTTCAGATACGTCAGCCCTACTCCATATAACACCATTAGGGCGCTGGTAAGCACAGTCATAAAAACGACGTTCGTATGTTGCCGGCAATACATTAGGTGTCAATGTCATTCTTGATGAGTATATAGGACTTATCTTATAATCATTGTCCCTATGAATAGATACGTTCTTTTCTTGTGTCCACCAAACGAAATCTCCCACTTTTGGATAGAATAATTCATGGGACTGAGGTCCCTCTAATCTGAAATTACAATTTATTTCAGACTCTACAAGGAACTGAGGAATACCATAAAACCATGTGTAAAATCTTCCATTAACGTACTTGCCGGCCGTATCACCATTTAGCTCATATAAGCTTTTCCTATTAGGATAGAACTGATATCGTCCCTTATTAGAAGATGTCCAACTGTTAAAACGTTCGTTGTCCGTAACCTCCAGAGCGTCTTCCCCGGTGTCGTAATTGACAAAATACCGAGGATATCCGACATTTCTATAATCCATATAAGGGAAAGGTATCATATCTCCAATACCAAAAGCACTATTATAAAAAACAGGAAATTTTCTCTTTAATGAAAATCTGGTTATCACCGTATCACCACCGAACATCAGTTTCTTTTCATTAGTGAAAAAGCCACACCCTCCTATAGAAATCCACTTTATATCTTCTATTTGACCATATTGATCCGGCCTATATCGCATAAGCCTCATATACGGAGAGCAAATGTATGAAACTGATTTGGATTGTTCGAATGTTCTTCCTGCTACAACATCGCTTCCAGCAATAACCGAATCATCTATACGGCTACTGTCGTAGTTGTAGACATAGTTCGGATATTCCAATAAATATTTCGATTTACCATCTCCTTTTTCACCTGGATCACCAAATGATAAAAATAACGAAGATTCACGATCTATATTATTAACAAATAAGAATCGTCCCTCATTATCGTTTTTACCGGTTCCCCATTTAGATGACATACTGGCATCCATCATAGGATATACACCGGACTTCATGTACTTAACAGAAGATAAACCACGAGCAAAATTTCGTTCATACTTATCCTGGTCTGTTATACCTATCATTGAATTATATAATCCTACAGAAGTATAATACCATGCATGATTACGTCTTGGTCCATTGTTTATAAACGTATTAAGCCAATCATAGCGGTACTTACCGTACAATATCGGGCCCTTAGCAAGAGTTTGACTGATGGTTGACACCATTGAAGAAAACAGCATAGCCACACTTAAATTCGTTAGGAATCCTCCTCCGGTAAGACCGGCCGACCCTCCTATGTATCCAGACTGCGCCCTTATCTGAAGCTCTTCTGCTATCATAGCGGCTATTGTGGCACTTGATTCAACTGCGGCAAGTGACGCAGCCATCGTGTATGCGGCAGGACCTAAGATAGTCCATTTTGGATGATCTTCGACAGGTACGAAACTGCCCACAGACATTCCTCTTTGAAACCCGTCTATACATACTTCATTTGGAAGTTCGGGCTTGTTGAAATAAATATCAGGCGAACAGAATGAATACCACACGTTTCCTCCTTTGTCGAAAGGATGGGATATAAACTCGTCTCTTTTGCCAGACGTATAATTATATTGATCTTGTGATAGGTCATTATATGGGTAATTAGGATAGATATTTACATTACCATCGTCTCCTATGTATCTAAGCATATCGTAGGCCAATCCTGAAGCCACAACCGACCTATTTAGCCTCCTATCTCCACGATACAGTTCATATCCTACAATCGTATCTCTTTGTTGTTGCGTAATCAAACCAGAATCCACCGCAAAATCCAAAAACACTTGTATGGTGTTCTCATCTACCATAATACCTACCGGATATATTTCAGAAGCTATGTCATATCCACGTTCATCACTGTTCATAAAAGGTATATGCTTGTTATCTGGGAACCGGTAATGACGTATAGGTTGTTGGCAAAATACGGTAGAAGTATCTACTCCTCCATAAGAATGGCCCTTGAAATAAGATAATCCATTTTTGTCTGACAAAGGAGCACCATAATATTCTGTTAACTTATTTATAATATTAGAATAAGCTTCTGATTTTTTTGGATCATCATAAGATCTGCCTGTGTCTATTTTCATCCTACTACTATCATAAAGTTCAAAATTAGCAGGATATTTCTCAGATGATTCCCAATATGCAAAATCTCCGTATTTATAAGGACGAGGCTTGCAATTGATGGGCCTATCTCCACATGTCTGACATTTGGATGCAAATACGACTGTTGATCTTAATGTTATTGAATCAACAGACAAATCAACCTTATTTATTTCTTTTTCTCTTACACCAAAAATATAAGGATATATGGTTTTACCCGTAGCAAAAGCGACTCCAAGAATAGCACGGGAAGGCTTCTTCCCTTCTTCTTCCTCTTCTTCTGGGGTATCATAATTTTTATAAGAACAAAATTGAATTTGTCTAAACGTCATTATCCAAGGAACTGCCACAATAGGAGATTCTATTGTAACATAAAAATAATTTTGACCTATAGAATCAAAAAACTCTTCATTTATTTCTCCGAAAGCTGGTTTTGCTATGTTAATAATAACAGAATGAGATGATTCATACTCAGGTCTATCAAATTCAACTGGTACTATTCCAAGAGGGGACCATGTTTCAACATCCTTCCAAAAAGAAACACGAACGTAATTGGTAGACACAGCATCCATTATGCCATCTACCTTTCCAAGAGCTTCAAGATAAAGAACTTTGTTCTCATCTTTATAACCTTCTATATCCCACTCTTCTGGTCTGTTGATTCTGATAAACCTGGCATTTGTCATTACATTTCTGACAAACTTCCATACCACAAATTCAGATGCGAATCCAATATTAAGCTTATCCCCCGTAGGATTGTTAAATGTAGCATTGTTCACATACCCCTCAAATTTCCAATCAGTTTCAGCTATACCGGTATCTGAATTTTTATATATCATATCTTGCAACTTCTCAGAAGCTTCAGGCCAAAATTGCTCAATACAATACCTGGGCCCGTTCTTTGATCTATACTGATTATTTATGACCGTACTGGTAGATCTGCCGGCTCTCCAATCCCCTACACCATTTATCTTTTGACTCCATCCATCTATATGAAGGATGTAACTTCCAAGAAGATAATTATAATTTTGAAAGTTATTATAATCGGTTCTTGACACAGTAGGATCAGAACAATAACTCTCAATATAACATCCACATGTACAGGGCATGGTATCTAATACGTATATAGCATCAGATACAGTTTTTAAAACAGATCCAGGTTGTAAATATGGATAAAACTCAGAACAAAGATGTTGATTGCCATCACCTGATATGCTGCCAGCGCTATACCCAAAAAATGCTTCCTCCATCCATTCAGATAAAGAGTCCATTGTCTCATAGTTAAACAACACAGAATACTTATTCTGATTCTCTCCTCCTGTGGTGTATAGATAATCTGTAGAGACATGTTCCATTTCACTAAGAACCTTATATATATAATCTTCCACAAGACCTGTTATCAAAGGAACTGGAGCTGACAATATAGATTCTTGACGATGAGGGACTTCGCAGTCTCCTTCCATTTCTGGTAACCTAATATGATCAATTGGCTCCATATAATCCTGTGTTCCGTCTTCTCTATATTTGGTAGCTATATCACATATCTGTCTTTCATTGTTTCCATTCTCCTTATTATTACAAGCTACAAGACCTATATTTTCAGACAAATAATTTATAGGGGTTCCTACAATATCATCATAATCGATAATAAATCTTGATTTACCTTTAAAAGTGGCAAAATTGCTTTCCACTATAACAGTTTGACCTACGGTAGCCGGGTTGTTACACTCTTTCTGTTCTTCATCTATAACAACCGCATCGTCGTCAATCAATACTCCATCTCCTGCTGTATTGCTATACTGCCATACATATTTCCTATCAACACCCGAGCAATCCGGAGCATATGCGTTTATAGACTGGTATGGGATACTGTCTTTGTTCATTTCCTCTCTCGCCTTATCATAAGGTGGGGGAACAAGAACGAATGCTGGAGTTTTATATCCGGTGGATGTCTTAAATGATATAGAAAAAGGATATACTTCATTCCTCATGTATCCCACATACAACGAACAGGCATTACCATCCTTATACAGATCCTCGTGGGCTACCGATGCCTGCCATTTTAGGAAATGCCCCATAAGAGAAACTACAGGTTGTAAATTCCACTCTTTTTCAGCAGTAAGACCATACTGCAAAAGACGGTTTCCAACCGATACTATTCCTCTCGATGTATTATATATGGCTCTTTTTAAAGAAATATGTTCAAATGTTGTCCTTTTATTATTAAGATCAGAATAATAGTATATAGTCTTCTCTGTAATAGGATGAATACCTTCTATGAAATAATCGACTACAGGTTGTGTTTCACCATTATATCCAACAGTGTTTTGAATAACAGCTACCTTGTAATGGCTAACTTGCCTATCCAAATTAGACACCTTAAGTCTTATACCAAGATTAGTTCTTTCTCCCCATTTCCCATCATTGATTCTAATATATTGTTCATCGAATACATGCACAGGATTAGTCAATGAAGTATAGTTAGTTTTCTCGTTGCCAAATTCATCACACAAAGCCACAGCAAACTGGTACACGCCTGCCCGGAGGCTGCCCCCGTACTCTATCTGTACTGGCTCTACACATGGCTGATCCAGCAGCGGAAACACCCTAAGTTTCTCACACGCCAGAAAACAACCATTCTCCTGCATGAACTTTTTCCTATCGTATTCTTTATCGCATATTTTATACCCATGATAATGATACCAAATATCACCTTCATCATCAGGAGTCAGAGCCTTGTCTACAATAACATACCTGGGAGGATTATAATCGTCAGTCCAGTAAATACATTTTCCACATTTCTCTGTCTTTATTTCTATGGTTTTTATAGGATGGTAGATAGAGAAATTAAGGCACGGATCTTGCTCGTTGTCTTCAAGCAGGGTTTTCATGCCAGAACACAACGACTCCGATCCTTCTACCATAGATTCTATATCGGAATCGGATAAGATACTTGTATCGGATTCAGGCTTGAAATAAGTTATCTTAGATACGCCCGTTTCAGGATTTGTTATAAAAAAATAGATATTGCCTGAAGTAAGATCATTCTTATAACCAATAACTTTAAACCCATCGAAATCAATGCATTTAAGGTTGCTGTGCTCGTTAGATCTCATCCCAACATTACCATCCTCAGATTCGATGTTGGCATTCAAGGCAAACGTATAATGCTGATCCGTAAGACTCGACGGATGCAGATCGCGGTTCATACCTGTTTGAGGAATCGCTATGTTTCTGTTATCTTCTGCTGCCATGTTAATAACTGTTTGTCACAAAGATAGCAAAAGAAGAACTAACTCACACAACAGAAGCTACTGGAATAACAAAACCTTACGCCATAGCTTTATGAAAATCACCTGTTAAATAATTAGGTGATTATATACAACTTTACACCACAAATATATCAAATTGTTTTTATATATAAATAATAATTCCTACATTTGTGTCATGAGATTAGTCGAACAACATACAATCAAGCCAAGTTCTGTTTAT